ATTGGGTTTCTAAAGGTGTACCTACTAATACTAGTAAATCATCCCAACGACCAAACTCGCTAATCAAGTGTAAGTTTTTACCAAGAACCTCTGTACGGTTTTTAGCTAAATATTCGATGATATCTCTAAAGATTTGTCTTTCTCCAGCACCACCTCTAACGTCACGAGCCCAGAAAAGTAAACGCATAGCATTTAACGGGTTCTCACCAAAAGCTTTGGTAAACGCGTTGATAAGTCTGGTTTTATCCTGACCTCTCATAGCACCAATTTGGAAAAATAAGTCAACACATAAGTTCAATGAACTTGAATTTGTTGTCATTCCGTTTTCAGTTAAAGAATTGTTAGTTTGCATAGCTTTTAATAAAGTGCTCATAATATTTGTTTTTAAAGTTTATTATTTATTTCAGTGATGCAAAGATACGAAGTTTTTTACTCCGTGTCAAATTTTTTTGCAACTTTTTTTAAAATATTTTTTTGTTTGTTGATTTTCAGTGGTTTAGGATACAAAGTTTTTTATATATTGTGTCCTATGGTATCTACATGGGCCGTGTTGTTTTATAGCGGCTATGTGTCCAGCACTTAAATAACCCTTATTACCACTCCATTCATATTGTGGGTGTAGCTTGTGTATTTTACCCATGTATTCATCACGTCTAACCTTAGCTACTATAGCAGCAGCTGCTATACATGTGTATGTATCGTCACCCTTAGGTACTGTTGTTACTGGCGTATCTGAGTATTTTTCCCATACGGTGCCATCAACAAGTATGTGTTCTGGTGTTTTGGTTAGTTTATCTAAACATAGGTGCATTGCTTTGAATGTTGCTGGGTTGATACCTATTTCGTTGATATCGATGGCTGAGACAGCTTCGCATACAATATCAATCGCATTATCCATAATTAATTTGTATGCGTCTTTGCGTTGTTTTTCGGTAAGTTGTTTGCTATCTCTTATAAGTTCTGATTTAAAACCCTTAGGCATTATCACAGCTGCCGTTACAACTGGCCCAGCACCAGCTCCACGACCAACCTCGTCTAATCCGACTACATAATCGTAATCACCAAAGTCTTCAAGTATTTTCTTTGTCTTTGCCATTAATTATTTTTGGCAAATATACTACTTTTTTTTATTCTTCGTAATTTTTTTTAACAAATTTTATTAAAATACCACTAATTTCAACTTCAAATTCATCAACTGGTTCAAAATTGGTATTAACACCTTGTGTTTTTTGTAGTAATTCTAAGTTCATCGACAAGTGGGCTTTTGGATGTAATTGGTAGGTTAGCACCAGACCATTTTTTTCTATTTTCTCATTTTCGAATATTTCGGAAACTGTTTCAATTAATTTATCAAAGTTCATATTAAAATTTAGTAAACACTTTTTTTATTGCTGATATTATTTTTGATGTGAAGCTTTTTTTAATCACTTTAGGTTTTGGGTTCTTTTTAATCTCATCACCAAGGCCGTTTTTAACTTCGTTTATAAATTGTGTTTTTTTAAGTGCTGTTTTATATTTTTCAACCAACACATCTTTATCAGCCAACGACTGTTCTCTACTTATTATTTTATCGTCCATATTTTTTTTTATTAAATATACTAGTTATTTTTGTTTTTGTCAATATAATTTGATTCATTATCAAACCCACATTTATGACAAACATACAAATCTTCTTTTGAAGATTCAGATTCTTTCCAAGACCAACCACATTTTTTACATTTTATGATTCTATCTATGGTTTCTCTAAGTAATTTTTTTATAAGATTCTTCATGTTTTTTTTATTATAAATATTGACTAATTTATATATTATGTTTATATTTAATAAAAATTATGAATACAATTGTTTTTTTACTGATTTGTTATGGGGCATGTAATAATTTAATTTATGGGTCTTTATTCGAAAGTTTCAGAAATTTCTTAAGTAAATATGGGACTGGTGGTTATAGTTTACATAAACTATTCACTTGTTTTATGTGCTTAGGTACATGGATGGGTTTTGCGATATCGTTCATTTTTATTTATTTTGGTTATTCAGATTTAACACCTGTTGGTTCTATGGGCGTAACCGATTTTTATTTAGTGATTTTCCTAAACGGATTATTATCAGCTGGAGGAGTCTGGTTGATACATACTTTTCAAGAGTTACTTGAAAGAGCATTTTCTTAATGTTATTGTTTTAATTAAAAAAAGCCTTAGAATTTCTAAGGCTTTTTTTTATCTAGGTGGTAACTCTATTTTGCTAGCCATCCCGTTTTTTTTGTTTTTAAACATTTTTCGATTTCTTTCAGCTCTCGCTTCTTCTTCCATCATTTCCAATTCTTCTTCTGTAAATTGAATTGGTTTTCCGTTTTCATCTAAGTATTGTGGAGTTGTCATTGTTTCAGACATTTCTTCAACACCCATATTGTCTATCATTTCAGAAGTATAGATAATAGGTTCTTGATAATTTTCACTTGGTTGGATGTCTTGTGGTTCAACATCTTCGTCTATGTTTAAATCAAACTCACCTAAAGACGGCACTATGTCTTCTTCTGAAAAACTAAATTTTAATCTAGAAAGTTTTGTTAATGAATTTTCTTTAAATAATTTTTTAAGTTCTTCAACTTTAACTCTTAATAATTCATGTTTTTTTTCTCTTTCAAGATTTAATTTAATTGTTTTATCAACAAAAGACAATAATTCATCAATCCCAATCCCTTTTTTTTCACTATAAATCATATAGTAATTCATTCCTTCATCACCCTTAACTTTAGTGATTGCTGGGTCCTCTGGAACTGTCCACCCTTCTTTAAACACTGTATCAATTAAAGGTAATCCTTCTAGATACCTAATACCTATAACATAAGGCTGTAATGAATCTAAAGCTTTTTGAATACTTGACATATTTTTAAATTTTAATACCTGTAAAAATAACAGATAAAATATATCCTATTGATAAACCTAACAATATTAATGATGTTTTTGAAATCACATATTTTAATTGTTGTTCCTCAGTTGATGAAACAATTGCTTGGATAAAATAATATGCATGTCTAATTGAATTTAGTAATGAAACGAAAAACAAAAACATAAATAATTTATTAAGTAAAACTTCAAACATATTTTTATTATTTAGATTCTTTATTTTTAGTAGAAACGTCTACTCTAATAGTTTGAGCCATAGCTTTGATATCTTGCAATCCTTTTCTAAGTCTTACACCAGCTGCTTTATTGTTTTTTTCATAAAATTTATTAACATCTTCTTCTAATGCTAATAATGTTTCTTTTAATTCGTTAAAATTTTCCATTTTTAATCTTTTTTTAAATCATTATTATTGTTATTTTGTAGCATAGCTTGTAGTTTAACCACGCTTTGTTCAATTGTTGTTAATTTTACCAACAATCGTTTAACCTCAATTAATTTTTCAGTTAGAGGTTTATTTTTATCATTGATAGCTCTTTCCAAATCATCTTCAACCATAAGTTGGTCAGTGGAATAACTCATCAATAAAGCTTGTATTGTTCTATTAGTTTCCATAATTACCTAAAACTAAACATTTATTTTTAAAAATAAATAGTAAAACTCATTTTTTATTGGTTTTTAATGAAATATCCATTAATGAATATATCTCAACCAACGCATCAACATCTGAATTTGTTTTTGTTTTATTGTAATTAAATAGGTCATTCCAAATATTTAAAATACCTATTTCAAATCCTTGTTTTGATTTATCTTTATTGGAATAAAATACTTCAAAACAAAATTCTAAAAAATAATGATATAGATTATCATTATTAAATAAAAAACCTTCACCTTCAAAACCCTCAAGGGTTTTAACCCAACACCAATTAAAATGGTTAAGTTGTTCGTTTTGATTCGTAACATCATCGCCCATGTAAGTTTCGAAAACCTTCAATAATAAACTCTTAACAAAATCATTAAAGAGTTCACACTTTTGAAATAGTATATTATTTTTAGTGTATATCATTTGAATGGCTTCCCAACTCATGGGCTGATGTATGTACGCTAGAAATCTAGATTTATCGTAATTTTCATTCATTCTAATGTTTTATTATAATATATGAATAACATTAGAAAAATAAATACTTTTTGGTTATGCTGTTAACCAACCGTAGTATTTTTTTGTTTTCTCAGTTCTATCATCTAGACCGTGAGTTCCACCGTTAATTCTTTTGGTTAACGCTAAAATTGAAGCATCGTTAACACCTTTGTCGCAAATATCCCATAATTTGTTTTTATTGAAAAAGAAAATAGCTGATTCAAAAGCTAACTCTCCAGCAACTAAATCTGGGTTTGTCATAATTTCAGGTCTTTTAAGGCTTTCAGAGAATAATTTGTAATTATCCTTACCAGTTAATTGAAGCGCTCCTCTACCTCTGAATTTCCATCCATCGCCAGATTTCTCATCTCCGTTACCCATTCTAGATGCGTAAACTCTGTTTGCAATCTTTTCTGGTTGACGAGCGTAAGATTCCTCAAGCGTACCTGGGAAATACTTACCAAAGATACCTTGTAATCCTTGTGCTGAATAATTTAAATTTTCGCTGAATTTTGCGAAACCACCAGTTTCATGTGAAGTTTGCCCAAAGAAATGTGCTGCTCTTTCTGGTGTCATGTTATAAAACGCCATTGCTTTTTTTAGCGTGTTAGGCCCGAAGGCTCCATCGGCTTGTACACCGATTTTTTCTTGTAGTTTTGAGATACTCATAATATATATTGTTTTTATATAAATATTTTGTAAAACAAAAAAAACCCTCTAAAATTTAGAGGGTTTTAATTTTTTTTTATTCTTCGTCTTCGTAGTCTTCTTCGTCTTCTTCTTCACCTTCCATCAATGAATCCATTTCATCCATGTCTTTTTCTTCTTCTTCAAATTCATATAAAGAATCCATTTCTTCATCCATAGGGATATTAAGTTCTCTTGGAGGGTTTGGTAATTGGTCTTCATCGTCTCTACCCATTGTGTAATCAACGTATTCTTCTTCTTCACCCATGTAGTTTTCACCCATACCACCATTCATCATTTCTTCCATCCATGCTTCATCCATTGGTGCGAAATAACTTTCACCTAATTGGATACCTTCTTTCATGTGAACATGTTTTTTAGCGTCTGACGCGTGAGCTGGTTTAGCTTTATCCCATTCACCTGTAGCTGGTTTTGCAGCATATGTAGTTTTTGATGGATTACCATGAGCAGCTGCTTGTGGTACATCTATTTGGTCCCATTCACCTTCACCTTCAGATTGGTCACCAAGACCTAATCCTACTTTTTTCTCAACACTACCTTGTACGTGTTTTTTAGCGTCTGGTGCTTGTTTTTTAACTTTTTCTAATGAATCAGCTGAACCAGTTTTAGCAGCAGGTGCTTTTGTGCCTTTGTCAGTGGTTTCTGAACCCTTAACATGTTTTTTAGCTTCACCAGCTTGAGCAACTTTTTCGTCAGTTTTTTTCTCTGGAGCTTTTTGTGATTCAATATCTTCACCTTCAATAAGAACTACAGATTTTTTCCAGATATCAGAGAAAATAACATTTTCATCAATTCTAGATTTACCTTTAACTGTTCCAAGAGTATCTTGAGATTTATACCCCATAAGGTGTTTCATTTTTTGCATATCCTCGTTAACCAAGGTTTTGTCAGAAGCCATAAGCACAATTGCTTTACCTTCAGTAAGTGTTCCCTCCCAACGCATTCTATATGACTCAACACCGTCAGTCATTTCAAATACTTTGTTATCAACTCTATATGATTCAGGGATAAGCTTCAAAGCGTTTCCAACACCTTTGAATTCTTGTTTGAATTTTAATCTTTTCATTCCTTCTTTTATTTGTGATTTATTGTTAGTTTTATCTTTCATAGCGATTTCTCTGCTAGCTTTTTCGTAGTCATCACCAGAAGCGTCTGATTGTGACATATCATCTGGGTCATCCATTTTTGTTTTGTCTTCACTCTCAGACAAAGATGAAAATTTAGCCATTGGTGCATAATTATCTGGTACTGTTTCAATGTCGTCACCAAAACTAATAATACCCTTAACAGCGTCTTCTCTCTTTTTATTTGAGTCTTTAATAGCTTGAACCAACTTTTTACCAAAAGTTGGTCCTGTAAACCCTTGTTGTTCTGGAACAACATTAGCATAGTCTGGACTATTACCCATAGTTGGGTGACCTTCTATTGCTCTTTTTGCTCTTTCTTTGAACATTTTGTCTGGGTCTCTATCATATTCATTCATTTCTGGACCATTCATTATCTCCATTTCTTGGTGATACTCTTTCTCAAAATCAGAATTGTAGTTGAATTTGTTTTGCGCCATGTCCTTGGTATTAGAAGCAGATTTCTTTTGACCTTTATCGGCAGCTTTAAGATTTTTCTCGATGTCTTTTAAACCTTCATCATTAAACGCTTTAGATTTAGTTAAAATAGCTTTTGTTACATCGATACCAGGAGTGGCTTCGTTTACAAATCTTTTAACTAATTGTTTTTTAATGTTATTTTTATCCATTTCAATGTATTTTATAATAAATATCACAGTTTTATATAAAAACTGTGATATCATACTTTATATGTTATTTTTTTTAACAAGTCTATCTAACTTATAAATCGTGTATTTTTTACCTTCAGATAATGATGGTGCGTTAATATTACTTTTGGTGCTCTTTAATTTAACAACATTGTTAGCAGCCCCTGTACTACATTTACCCTTCTGCGCTTCTTTGTTATTATTTAACTTCGTACAATCATCGAATTCAACAAATGAACCACCAGCCCATTGTGTGTTTTTTTGAGCTTTAGTTTTTTTTGGGTTGGTTGGGAATTTACCATCTCTTGAAATACCAACAAAACCTGGATTGTCATAACCTATATTACCAACACTTGCTGTGTCTGTTTCAGTAACTACTGGTGGTAATTTTTTTTCATTGTATTCTTCTGGTTTTTGATTTGAAGGTGAGAATAAAGCAGTATAAGCACCAGAAGATGCCGCTCCAGTACTTTCAGCTATCGGTTCTAAAACCATAACTAATTTACTGTCTTTGTCGTATAAATACAATAACTCATCTTTTAATTCTTCATCAATTAACACTAAATCCATTCTGTTTTTTTCAAAGTCTTTAACACCCTCACCCTTAGACATTTCTTGAAAATTATCGTTAACATAGTTTTCTAATACCTCATCATCAATATCAAAATCATCGTTAAATTCTATATCACCAACAGAATCTAATTCACCATATTTATCAACATATGGTTCAAATATTTTTGGGTCCATTTGTCCATAATCAAACACATATAATTCACCAGTGTTTAAATCTTTTAATATAGCCATTTCTAAGTTCATATATTGTAAATCAACATATTTTTTAGTAGATTTTTGTCCTGACATTTTGTTTAATTCACCTCTATTGTATGGTGCTTTAGAATCAAATTCAGCTCCAGCTGGATAATCTTCATCGATTGGTGTAATCATTTCTGAAAGTGTTTGTGATATAGCTTCTTTTACTGAATTAACATCACCCATTTTTTTAGACACTTTATAAGAACCTTCTTTTTTTACTAAATAACCCTTAGATTCTAATGCTTCACATAAGTCTTCGTAGGTTAAATTATGATTTTCCCAAAATGTTGAGAATTCTTCATTTAAACCGTAGATGTATTCTAATAAAGAATTAACTTCTTCATGTATTGAGTTTTTTATTCCTGGTAATGGTTTTTTTAAATTAAGTTTATCACCAAAAATAACTTTCTCTTCTGGTACATATTTTAAATTACGTATATCCTTACCAGCCATACTTCTCCTAAAGCTTTTAGTTATTACATCTTCACCTTCTTTTATGATACCTATTTTAGTTAGGTTCTCATATTGTTCTTTTGTTATTTTTATTTTTTTCATGGTTATGCGTTTTTATTTGATAATGAGTCTCTCCAGACACCTCTTTTAACCCAAAGAGTTTTATATAATTGTGTCAATACGTTTTTAGTAATTTCAACAACTTTATCTTCTAATTCTTTATCATTTTTAAGTCTATCTTTAACTATTTTTTCAACTTTATTTTTAAAAGTTGTTGAATCCATGTAGACCTTAATCTCTTTTGAAATATCAGATTTGGTAATATCTTCGTTTATTTTTTTACTATTTTTATTCATAGTTATATTTTATTAATAAATATTTACAATAAATAAAAAAAGCCCAAAACGGGCTTTATTTTTGTTTTCATTTAATTTTATTTTATCAAAAGGAAAGATGTTGTTATAATACCTAAAAAAGTACCAGCTTTCCAAAAAAATGATTTAACCTTTTGACCTTTTAATTCTTTGTGTAAATCATCAGTTAAATGTTCGTATTGGTTTATTTGCAAATCTTTTTGGTGAATGATAAACTTATTGTTTTCATCTTTATCTTTATACAATGAAATTATAGTATCTTTTTGAGCTTCTCTTTCTTGAAGTTTTAAGATTTTTTCTTTAGTCAATTCTAACTCAATTTTGCAACCGTCGTATCTAAGTAAATCCTTAGCTACTAACCTTAGAATTTTATTTGGTAAAATTGTTTTCGTTGTATCTACTTGTGAAAAACTGCTCAAGCTCAGCATTAGAAAGCTTATCAATATTATTAACTTTTTCATTTGTTTGATTTTTTACTATTGTTATTGTGTTATCTATATGTTGTATTTCTTTTGTAATAGAAATCACATTTTCTTTTACTGAATCTATTTTGGTCGATATGTTTTTATCAACAACTTGAGCTGAGTCAACCTTTGTTTGTATTGATTCTATTTTATCTTTATACGCTTTTACATCTGTTTTAATACCATTGGTGTTAATAATGTTGTATAACGCTAAAACGATTATAATACCTAATAAAACGTTTTGTTTGTTTAATTGTAATAAATTCATAATACTATTATTTTAAATAATCATCAATATTTTGTTTAGCCCATTCTGTTGCCCAAACATCATAATAACCTTCTAATTTATTTAATATTTCTGGTAATTTAGGGTTAGAAACGTTTTTAACAATAGGGTCCTCAAAACCTTTAATTAAATCCATTTCAAAATATACACCAGAACGATTATCTTGGTTAACCCAAGTTGGCATTTGTTGTCTGTCTGATTGGTTATTGTTTACACCACTACCTTCATCACCTTCTAAAAACACAACTTTCATGTTAACGTTTCTAGAATCACCTTGTTTTGAAACCGTGATAGATTTTATCACAGCAATAGGGTAAACTATCTCTTTTAATTTTTTTAACTCATCTTTATAAATCGGTGTGTTTTTTTCAATCTCGACAGCTTTAACGTCATCGCTATTTTCTTTTACCAAAACATTTTGATAACCACCTCTTATCATAGACATCATTTTTTTTGTCATGTCATGTTCGTTTATACGTTCTTTCATAGTTCTTCTAGTTTTTCTTTAAATATCTCAAAACCCCATGATGGGTTTAAATCTGTAAAATTTTTATCCAAATTGCTTTTATATAACACACCAGAATAATCAAAAAAATTATCTATTTTTGTATTATGACTAATAACTTTTTTAGGTATATTAAACTCATCACACAAATCTTTAATTAATTCTAAACACGAATTAAATTGTTCTGTAGTATATGAATCCCAATATTTGTTATTTCTCCAGCGCTTATCTATTACCTCTTTTGGTTTATTATAAATATCACCTAACCACGTAATGTATTGATTTTTTTCAACAACTTTGCTTAAAGAACCATAGTTTTCTAAAAGGATTATAATTGATTTGTCGTTTAAATCGTCTGAATTAAAAAAATCAGATTTAAATTTTGGTTCGAAATGTTTATAAACAAAACCAGCCGCATCTATAGTAAATGCAGCTGTTTTTTTATATTTTCCATTATATCGGTGTTTCCACCCAAAAAAATGTTTCATTTGGTCATTAAACGTATGACCTATTACTATTTGTGTTTTTTTTGTTTCCTCTTTAATATAATTATTTTCAGATAACACATATGTTTTTTCATCTAAAACCATTAACGTTTCCCAGTTATTCTTTGAATTAAATTATTTCTTTTTGGTTCTGGAATGTTTACCGAAAAACCTCTATTTCTTTCTTTAACTTCTTTAATTTCTTCTAAGGTTATCTTACCTTTAGCGTTTAAATTTTCTTCTTCAATTGGTAAAATCTCTTCTTCAACTACAGCAACTTCTTCTTCTACTTTAGCAACTTCATTTTCAACTTCAACCACTTCTTCATAATCACCTAAAATGTGGTTCATAACCATATCTAACGCATGTGATTCATCATATTCTTCCTCATCTTCTTCTTTTTCTTGTGGTGATGGTAAGAACACTTCTTGATTTATTTCTAAAGGTTTTTCTGGGAATTTAATTTCTCCAGATTCTCCATCTATGATAAGTTCATCAACTGGGTCTATTATATTCTCAAAAATTGGTTGTTCAATTGTTTCATCATCTGAAAATTCGATTGGTTCTTCTAAAACATCGTTATCATGCTCTCTAGTAGATACTCCAGGTGATTTATATTCGAATTTATTATAATTTGGTTCATTTTGTACTTCAACATTTTTTTCATCTTCATTATTTAACACTTCAACTATATCTTCTAATATTTTTTTAGTTTCATCTTCTTCTTCTTTTTCAATTTGAAAAACTTTGTTTGTAATAAGAACCAAAGCAACTGCTAATGGGTCAAAAACAAAAATTAAAAGTAATATCAAATAATTAACAACACTAGCCATAGAGATACCAGTTAATTGGGCAATGTATTTTAAAGGACCAACTTCAGCAGCGACTGAACTACCAGATTTCAATTCAATTGCTTTAACATTGTATGCGTTTATAGAATCTGAAAGTACAATGTTTTTAGCATTTAACACATCTATTTCAGTGTTTAATTTTTGTATTTCACTATCAGCAGACTTAATATCACCTCTAACGCTATTTTTAGCTCTATTAGAACCAGAATTATCTAATCTAGATTCTTGACTACTTCTTAAGTTAGATAGTTGGTCTAAACGCTTTGTTTTAGTGTCTATTAATTTTTGATTATCAACTACACTTTTTTCAAAGGTTGCTTTTTTAGCATCTAAAACACCTAACTCACCTTCATGGATTTCTAACTTATTTGCTGTTGATTGGTAAGCGTTTGAAAGAAACCCATAGATACCAGCGGATGTGATAACCATTAATATAACAACACTTATCGCTAAATAAATTCTAAGTGTTTTGGCTAACTTGTTCCAATAAGTGTGTAAGGCTGTTGTTGTTACTAATTTACCTAATTCTAATACTGACGCCATTATAATAACAGACACGCTAGCACCTGCAAATAGTTGGCTAAGACCCCATACTGAAAAGTATGCTGCGCAACCAGCAACAGCGAGAGCTAGACCTAACATGACATATTTAAGTTTGAACTTCATATTTAATAAATATAGATTTAAACTTATTTGTTATAAATTAATAAGACTTTGTAACTTTTTTGTGTTATGTCTTAATTTTCTTATTGCTTTTTCTTTGATTTGTCTGATTCTTTCTTTCGTTAAATCATATTTGTCACCGATAGCTTCAAGTGTCATACCATCATGTTCGTTATTAATACCAAAATAAGATTCAATTATCATTCTTTCTCTTTCATCTAAAATAGATAGTATGTTGTTCAATTCTATTTTAACTATGTCTGATATTTCAACATCTTCTAATTTATTTTCTAACTCATCACCAATAATTAAATCGATTATCTCACCACCGTCTTCATTTACATTTTGATTAAGAGATGATGTTTTAGGGTAATTTAATAACGACTCATCAAAACTAGACATTTCACGCATTAATTCATCTTCATTATCCTCACCATTACCAAACTCTTTATTTAGTTTTGAAATTTTATTGATAACATTTGCTGGTAATCTTACAACTCTAGCGTTATCATTTAAACTTTGAATTATTGATTGTTTAACCCACCAAACAGCATAAGATATAAATTTAAAACCTCTTGTATGGTCAAATCTAGTTGCAGCTTTAATTAATCCGTAATTACCCTCACTTATTAAATCAGATAACGTTAAACCTTGACCTTGATAATCTTTGGCAATTGAAATAACAAATTTTAAATTTGCATTAACTAATTCATCTATCGCTAACTGGTCACCTTTTTTTATTCTTATTGCTAACTCAACTTCTTTGTCTGGAGTTAACACAGTTGATTTTTTTATTTCTTTAAAATATTTTGATATGGTATCATCTGCATTGTAGTTTAAAAATTTTTTACTCATTAATACTTTTCTTTTTTCTGTTTATTGTTATTTAACAATAAATTATAATGATAAAACCCTTAAAAGTCAAGGGTTTTATCATTTATTTTACTAACAAATCCAATATTTTTTTATCTTCTTCTGTTAGATTTTCAACCCCAGCATCAATTATCTTGTCGAATAATGCTTGCTTTTGGTTTTTGGTCATTTTCTCTATTTCTTTCTCAGTGACCACACATTTAGTTATTATATTTTCTGTTTTCGCTGTTACGATAACATCTTCATTTTTTAATACATTTAAAAAATCTTCCGATTTATGTTTTAATGTTTCTTCATCCATATCCCTTAAAAAACCAAATAAAGATTCATGAATATCTTTTTTGTTTATACAATATCCTGAATTATCTTTGTTTAAATCAAATAATAAAAAATTCCTATTATTAAAAGTAAAATAATCGGTTAATTCTATTGGGTCCATAAAAGAAGTGAAGGTTGATATAATCATACCCTTACCATCTAAAAAATTTGGTTTACCTTCACTTACCTTGTCAACTTCAGGATAAACAGCTTTAGTATCACCAATAACAACAATACAATAATTTCTGAATTTCATAATATAAGTTTTTTTACAAAGATATGATTTTTTTCTTTAATTTACAACTTTTTTAGTGTAAATTATGATATCTTAACTGTTGAAATGTTATTGTTTTTCACTACCGTGATATTTTTTGTCGACCAGTCTTTAACTAAATCGTTATGTGTTATAAAGAAAACAATCTCATACATGTCTTTTATTTTATCAAATAATGTTTTTAATTTCTCTAAGTTCTCTGGTGCTACTTTACCTAACACTTCATCAAAGGTTATAAAATTAGGCATAGGTAATGTTGATAATTTACCTAATACGGCTCTTAGCGCTAAACTAGCAGCTGTTTTTTCAAACCCAGACCCAGATTTTAATAATTTTTGAACATTATCCTTGGTTAACATGAAATGAACATCATTCTTATCATTAATAAATATCTCAACTTCAAAATCTACAACATCTTCTAACAATCTTTGTAATTCAGAATTAATTATCGGCAATACAGAACGTAAAACTAATTTGCTAATACCTTTTTTACCAACTAATTCAATGTATAGTTTGAAAATTTTATCAATTTCTTCTTCTTTCTGAATCGTTGTTATTAACTTATTTTTGTTAACTATGCTTTCAGCGTTAATTTTTAAGTCAGATTGGATTCTTTCAATTTTTTTAATAGTTTCATCTTTAGAATAATTCTCAACATTCAAATCTGTTTTTATTTTAGTAATTTGAATATCTAATTTTCTATTCAAAGTAATTGAATCTAAATTTAAATTGTATTTTTTAAGGTCATTTTTCTTTTCTATGATTTTATTTCTTAAACCACCCATTTCAACCTCAAACCTATCAATATCTAACTCTTTTTTATTTTTTTCATCAACTAATTTTTTAGTTGTGTTTAACGATGTTAGTTCAGATTCAGTTAATTTTAATTCTTTTTCGGTTTGTTCAACCTCTTTTAATAATTTTTCAATCTCTAACTCATGACTCGCTATGTGTTCTGAATTATCTACATCATCAAGTTTTCTATTACATGACTGACATATACCACCAGCTATTAAACTTGAAATAACTTTTTGTAATCTTTTAATCTCAGCTTCTTTTAAAGCTAATTTTGTATTTAAAGAAGCTGAATGTTTTGTTAGCTGGTGATGAATGTCTTCGTTAAAACTTATATCACCTATTTTAAGCAATTCTTCTTTGATTACAGACACTTTATTGTTAATCGTGACACCTTTTTCAGTTAACACCTTAATAGTCTCTTCTAGGGACTCTGGATTCATTTCTGATATAGTTACATCAATTGTTTGTTTATTTGATAATAACCCATCTCGTTCATCTTCTAGCTCTTTAATTTTATTTTTATAAGTTTCTAGACTTTCGTTAAGTGTTTGTTCTAAATCTTGTAAATCTTGAATTTTAGTTTCGTGGTCTTCAATTTCTTGTTTTAATGTAATAACATCATATTCGTTAGATTTTTTCTTTTTAGCAAATTCATTATACATTGAACGAGAAATGGTTTCTTTCAATTCTAAAACTTCTAAACCAATTAATCTAGTTAATACTTTACCAGATTCAGTTGTTGTAAGACCAATAAGTTCATCTAAGTTTTTTTCAGTTGCTAATACAAGCATTTCAAAATCTTTTTCAGAACCAATACTATCTTTTATTTTTTTAGTCGTTTGTTTAGCGTCCTCTTCATTTAATTCTTCCTCATCACCATCTGGTAAAATCTTATAGTAGTTTACTTTATTGGTAACTGTCCAACCACCACCTTTTTTGGCGGTTCTTCTCATTTTACGCTCAATGATTGTTTCTTCATTTTCAATTTCAATCATACCTCTAACAACCAATTCATTCTTATCTGAAAATTGATTAAATATTTGTTCGTTGGTATCGGTCTTAGTTGTATTACCATGTAATAAAAATTTAATAGCGTCAATTGTAAGTGACGTTTTACCACCTTGATTACTAGGGACTGAATTAACAATAGTCAACCCTTTAAGTTTTGTAAATGGAACATAATTTTGTTCACCAAAAGATAAAAAATTATCAATCATTATCCATTTTATAGACCAAGTCTTATGTTGGATATTATTTAAATCGATATTTAACTCACCGTTTACTTTCTCATCTAAAGCAACGATTCTATTAAAATCAATGTTTTTACCCTCTCTGTCTAAATACTCTCGCATAAGACTTCTTTGGTAATTAACATCCATGATGTTTTCAATACCAGCACCAGTAATTTCAATAACGTCACCATTTGCCGTTCTTTTAACTGGACGGTAAACAATATTTATATTGTTTTTGTTAAAACCATACTTAGAAGCAAAATAATTTTTAATTTTATTCTTAGCTTCGCGACTATAATTATGAGGTAAATCATCCCAATAGATTTTAATCTTAGCGTTTGATGATAACAAATTTAAATTGTCAGTCATGTGTTGTGTGTTATTCGCCATACAAATCTGTTTTCTTTTTCTTTTTTTCTTGTTCTAATTCTATTTTTAACTTTTTGTGTTCAATTTCAAGAGCAGCTAATTCACCTATAGCTTTATCTTTGTTTTCAGCTGTTGTTTTTATCACACCGTTTAACTTATCAATCTCTTTGGTTAGTTTTTTCATTTCTTTGTTATCAGTTATGAAAACTTCTTTCTCAACAATTACTTCTACAATTTTTTCAATAGGTACTTCTACAATCTTTTCAACCTCTTTCTCAACAATTTTTTCTTTTGTGGTTGGTGTTGCACCAAACTTTTCAGATGTGAAACCTTGTTTTAAACATTTCAACATAAATTCATCTATATTCGTTATATTGTTTGCTCTACAATAGTTCCAGATTTCATCGTTTAATTCTTTATTCACCTCCATCTAACATATTTGTTACATCTTCTTGCGTTTGATGGAATAAACATATCTCTTGTGAGCTTTGGTCCACAAACAAAGCAATTATTGGTTTGTCAATTCTATATACCATAGAATTATCATCACTAGGGTCTAAATACCCAACTTCTCCGTTTACAACAGACCATTCACCCATTTCTTCTGGTAGTCCATTTACAAACTTTTTTAATTCGTTTAATGTCATTATAAATTAGTTAATACCTCTGTCCCGTTATCGAGGTCTTCAAGGGACTTTATTTTAAATTGATAGAATGGTGCTTTGTTTTCAACATCATGCTCTGTAAATGTTTTGGTTTCAACATCCCATAATAAGAATCCATGTTTACTTACATTCTCACCAAAGTTTTGTTGTATCAGACTTGATGGATATGCTATTGGTATCCCCTTATGGTTGAACGATTGTCTTTTGTGAATATCACCAAGCATAACCATATCACAACCCTCGAACTCTTCCAACGCAGCACCATGGTCAATCTCGTAGCCTATATCTGTTTTAGCGTTGAGTACTGGTGCGTGATATAAACCGATATATGTTTTGTCATCACCAAATTGAGCTCTAGCACCTTCAATATCTGGTCTAGAATTTTCTTCAAAAATAGAATAAACACACCATACGATGTTATCATCTAAATAACACTTTGATTCTTTGAAGTAATTCACATTTTTGTCGAATAAAAATTGAACCATCGGTGATATAGAATCCATACGGTCTTTATTATTTTCTAACAAATCATGATTCCCAGCTATTATAATAACTGGTGCTATTTCTTCAAGTTTTCTAATAAACCATGTTCCAAGCATAAGTTGCTCATTCGAGATTACAATTTTTTGGTGAACTAAGTCCCCAGCAATTACCACCCTAATTTCTTCTTTTTTATATTCTGTTAACAAATCTGTTAAATCAGAAATTAATTTTTTGAATACTGACATATACTCTTCGTGCATGCGAAAAGTTCTAATATGAATATCAGCGAGATGTATTATCTTCTTTACCATTTTCTTCGTTGTATTTATTTAATTTGTAAATATATTTATCCATTAAACCTATCATATCTAATAATTCTTCTCTATCCATTATTAGAATACTAGCAGTGCTTTGCATTAATAACGCTAATACTTGGTCGGTACCATGTTTTAATTCATGAGTTAAAGCAACTTTAAATTCTGACCAACCATCATGAACAATTTTATATAATTGTTCATCATTAAAGGGTTCATATAAACTTCTGTTATGCATTTTTCATTAAGTTATAGTGGTGCATCTCAATAAGCTTCTTGGCTTCATGTTTAACACCAAAATTATTTTTTCTACAAAGATACTAAATATTTTAGACTTTTACAAGAATTATAGATATTTATTTGTATAACAAAAATTAAAATTGTATTACAATGGAATTAAAAAAATTTCAAAAAACATTATTAACATCTTTAAATGAAAATAGATTTTCATTAATAAAACACTCCAGACAAATGGGTGTTTCAACTGTTTTAATAGAATTTATAATAGAAAATTTATTAAACGAAAATAACAAAACTATAGTTTTGTTTACTGAGAAATTATCCTCATGCAAAGAATTATTAAATAAAATTAGATTAGATAATCGAATTATTTCTTTAAAAAAAACAAAAGATACCGTTTCATATTTAGAATTTGAAAATGGTAATCGAATAAAAATAGCGTCAAGTTTAGACGGTTTGAGAGGTTATGGTTTTGAATACTTAATAATAGACAACGCTTGTTTTGTTGGTAATTTAGATAATTTATTAACAAATATTTTACCTATATTAAACGCTAAAACAAATTCTAAATTAATACTTGCGTCATCAAACAAAAAAGGTTATTCATATTTTAACGAATTGTTTAGTAATGATAACAATATTTTTATTAAGAACATACTACATTGGAGTATTGATGAAGAAAATCTTAAAAAATATGAAGAATATAGACTTATTGTGGATTCTGAAACTTTTAAAGTTGAGATGGATTTAGAGGATGTCTCTGGGAAATTAAATAAGGACCATTTATTAAGTTTTAGGGTAAATGATGATTTATACATGGCTTTATCAAAAAAATTATTAGGTTTAGATTTGTCATTATCTGAATACCTAAGAATGTTAATTAAACGTGATACAGATGAATAAAAAATATTTAACAGAAGAAGAACGTAAAGAGGCTAAACGTTTATATAATAAAGAATATAGAGAAAAAAATAAAGAAAAAATAAAAGAATTACAATCAAATTGGTTAAAAAATAACCCTGATTATTTTAAAAATTTAGCCAAAACGGAAAAAGAGATTAATCGTAAAAAAGAATGGAATACTAATAATTTGGATGTCAATAGAAAATCTAAAAAAGAATGGGTTAAAAATAACCCAAATAAAGTTAAGGAAGCAAAAAATAAATGGTTAGACAAACGACCTAATTATTATAATGAATATATTAAAAAGCGTAGTGAAATAGATTTTCTTTTTAAATTATCCAATAATATTAGATGTTTAATAAGAAATTCTATTAAAAGAAACGGTTTTGATAAAAATAATACTACAAGTAATATTTTAGGTTGTACTATTGAAGAATTCAAACAACACCTTGAATCTAAATTTGAATCATGGATGACTTGGGATAATTATGGTTTATATAACGGAACAGCTAACTATGGTTGGGATATGGACCATATAATACCATCTAGTTCAGCAATTACAAAAGAAGAATTACTGAAATTAAACCATTTCAGCAATCTTCAACCGTTATGTTCTTATTTTAATAGAGATGTAAAAAAAGATATTTTTTAATTATTCTTCATTATATTATAATGGTGCATTTCTATTAATTTACGTGCTTCATGCTTGAGATACATTATTTGTATTTTTTGGAAACTCATTTTTTCTTTATCCCAATAACCAATACAGATTTGTCTACATTTTCTATGTGGAAATTCTAATTCGTACATGTAAGCATACACGCTTAATTGTAATGTATAAATTGACCATTGACATGCTTGTAAGTGGTCGAATGGTTTGAAAAGAGTTTCATAACCGTATTGGTTAAAGAAGTTGAATTCTCTGTTGGTTTTCCAGTCCCAAACATCAAAGTAAGTATCATCAATATCGATAATAAGGTCAGACATACCAGCTAGTTCATATTGTTCAGAGAACATAATTCTTTCTGGCCACATTGCGATACCTTCATCAATTTTTAAGTCGTTAAAACCATCAATCACTTTTTGTTCAAACTTACCTTCTTCTGTGTCGTCTGGAAAATACCATTTGTTGGCTAACAAATATCTTTCAACAATATCGTGCACCTTTGTACCATACACATTCGCTTCATCATTAAGCATTTGCCAATAATCAAGTATTTGTTGTTGCGTCAAACCAATATATCGTTCTTGTTTTACGTTGTTTGGTTGATTGACAATAGCGGCTGACACAGCTTCAGAGTCAAAGTGTGGTTCGATTGATGTAAGTGTAGTTGTAACTGATTTATAAATTTTACCAGTTTCTCTGTGATGATATTTGTGTTCAATTGGTTCCAAGTAGACTGGCCCAACCCATAGTTTAGCATTTGACATAGTTTTTCGTTTATTACAAATATACTAAATTTTTATGCCAAATGCAAATTATTCTTTTAATTTGTGACTACTCATTAATAACTTAACAATACCACTATTACCCAAATATTGAAATACACTGGAAGGGTCATAACCATCTGGTGGTGTACATATTTTTATACGGTCTTTTAAATCACCAGTATTTAATTCCCAATAAAGTCTTTCAGCGTCATCATAAGCGTCACTATCTAATAATATAACAACAAACGCTTTAGCTTTTTCGTGTAATAGATATTTTAATTTATCACTAATAAACTTACCTAATAATGGTATTGAATTAGGTACAACAATATGGTCAGTCGCACCTTCAACTAAATAAATTGTTGCGTCCCAATTTATTTTATTCTCATTAAATATTATTTCATATTTTTCAGCATGAGGGTTAAGGTATTTTACTTTGGTTTTTTTATTTAAAAACCATCTAGCTATAAAATAATTAACATTACCATCAGAATCATAAGAAGGTATTATTATCCTATTTTGGAAGTCACCAGATATTGTATAACCGATATTATATTCTTTTATAATTTCATCGGTAATACCTCTATCTTTTAAATATTTTATAGCTAAATCTGATTTGTAGTCAAGTTTGGTACATTCTGATAATTTTTTATACCCTTCTGGTAACCTAACAATTATTTTTTCAGAATTTTTAGAACCATTGTAGTTGTATTCTGGTTTGAATAAATTATATTCTCTTAGGTGGCTTTTAGTTCCGTATTTTTTAACTAGATTTTCTAAAGAACCGTACATGTGATTTGTTTCGTAACAAACCCAGCATTTATATACACCTTTATGGTAATTAAGTTCTAAATTACCCTTACCATCACCATTATATAAACCTTTATCAGCAGAGCACGCTGGACAGTCAAAGGCTGTTTGACCTGATTCTTGATTATGTTTTCTAGGTTCCCCCAGAAATGATTCAAATATACTTAATAAATAATTTGACATATTTAATTTTTAGACAAATATACTAAAATTATTTTAAAATATTTAATTTTTACCCGACTTTTTTATTTTTATCCGATATTTATTATTAAACAAAAAATTATGGGACGACCAAAACTAGAAGAAAAAGAAAAAAAAATTAAATTAGGTATAACTATATCTAAAAATTCATTTACCATGTTAGAAATGTTAACAAATAATAAATCAGAATTTATTGAAAAATTGATAAATAATCATGTAAAGAACATAACAATAACAAATAATATTGAACTTAAATACGATGAAAATAACAATTATATTGGTAGTAAAACCACTAAAATAATTGATGTTGATGAAAATTAAATCTGGTATTTATAAAATAACGAATAAAAATAATGGTCGTTATTATATTGGAAGTTCCGTAAATATTAATAATAGATGGAATGAACACAAACGCACGTTAAAACAACACAAACATGATAATCACTTTCTACAAAAGTCATGGAATAAACATGGTGAAGAATCATTTTTATTTGAAATTATTGAATATGTTTTAGATTTAGATAAATTATTAGAACGTGAACAATACTATTTAGATTTAATAACACATAATAAAAAAATAACTTATAATTTATGTAAGACAGCTGGGAATATGTTAGGGTTTAAACATACAGAAGAATCTAAAAATAAGATGTCTAATAGTCGTATTGGTAATAAAAATAGTTTAGGGTTTAAACACACAGAAGAAACTAAAAATAAGATGTCTAAATCTCATTTTGGTCTTAAACATGATGATAAAACAATTAGTTTACTAATTAATATAGGTAAAAAAAATGATTTAAAATCAAAAAAATTTAATAGTAAAATTTCTGATGATATAAGAACAGAACTAATAAATAAATATAGTTCTGGTTCTTATTCAACTAGAAAACTTAGCGTTTTATATAATATTAGTAAATCAACAATATGGAATATTGTTAGAAAATAACAGTATCGTGGTTGTGTTTTCTAGGGTCACCTAAAAAACTTTCAAATATGCTAGCTAAGTAATTCATCTAGCAAATATACTAATAAAAAATTATATTTACAATAATTTATTTATTTTCATTTTCTAAATTTCTTTTGTTGAAATAAGCTAGACCACATACGTAGGCATCTGAAGTATCAAAAGTTTCTTTTTTAAGTTTGTTGTTTTTATCATAAAACCAACTAATCTGTGGTTCTAATTCAGCAACTTTTTCCCATAAAACATATTTTTTATCAATATCAAAAGGGTAACCACCAAAAAGAACTGGTGTGTTTTTTGATATTTGTTTTTCTGTTAAGGGTGTACCATCTTTTTTAGTAGTTCTAACCGCCATTAAATCTGGAAAAGCGTATTTACGAGCATCATAAGATGAAATAAATTCTGGAACAACACCCAATGTATCGTATACCGATTTAGATATCATACCATTGAACCTTAAAAGAGTGGCAATTGTATATACGTTATTTGATTGAAGAAGAGGTTCTTCAATGATTACTTTAGTTATACCAAAATCAGCATAATTTGATAAGAACTCACTTTCAAAAATTTCAACTTTTCTAAAAAGTTCTTCCATTTTATCTGTAGGTTTTGGTTTAACTTTAGGACTGACATGGTGTAATAGTTTAATATCACCCTTATTACCTTTGTCCTCAAAAAGTGCAATACCTATAGTAGATGTAGATACATCCAATGCTAATAAAAATTGTGGTTCTTTTTCTTCCATATAACTTTTTTATAGTAATTTAAGACTTTATTGTGAAAAATAAAGTCTTAAACACTAATTTTTATTGAAAGAGCTAAAAATTCATTTATATTTTTAGATATTTGTCGGTCAGGTTTAGCATAAGCTATTAAATTACCAACATCATCATATAAACCAACTTCAGAAATTCTAGGGATATCATCAAATTCAAATGTAGGGTTAGTTGATGACCCAAATTCACCTCTATCAGCAATACAATTAACTATTTGGTAAACACCTGTTGATTGACTATCGAAACTAACTGTTGTTGCTGTACTAGCTGATGATGTAAAATTATTAACAATTGTAGGGTCCGTAATAACGATAAAACCTTTATCTAAATACGCTATACCAACTAAGGTATCCGCTGTTAATGATAAATTTGTATTTGTTTGATAATTATATGCTTTTTTACCGTTATAACTAAAAGGTCTGTTTGTGTTATAACCAGTAGCCCAACTTAAACTAGAATCACCACCATTTGGTGTTTTTATTGAATCACAAACTAACATAGATACATTGTTACCAAACATACTACTTTTAAGGTTACCATCGGTTAACAAACTATCCATTATATTTAATGGTTGTGTGTTATACTGATAAGTAGAATAAATAGTATATGTTCCAGCACTAGTTGGTAATTCAATTTTTAAAGATTTACCATCTATCAATTCACCATAAGTAGAATCGTTAATAGCAATTGCCACAATTTTATTAACCGCGAACCCGCTAAATGCTGTATTCGCGTATCCGTTATTTGTTGCCGTTGTTGATGTAAATGTGGTAAAGTTTGTATCGTTTATCGGTAACCCAAAAGAATAATATAAATTTGTTTTACTATCAGTAGTGTAATCTGTTCTATTGATAACAGAAAAACTTAAATTACTACCACTTATTGTTGTGTAACCAATTAATTCTGATTCTGTTAAAATATTTGTAGATTGTGTACCTACAGATTTAGTTAGTAATCCACTAGTATTAACTATAAGTGGATTTTTAATACCTGTAACTTTAGTTGTACTATTATTGTTAGTGTTATTAACACCTATATCACCAGCTATACTAGGTACTTCACCTGTTCCTAAGGATAGATTGGTGTAGTAGTTAGCATCTGAATCACCCAAACTAAAAGTTTTTATTAAACCATTATTTGTTGAAATCATTTTTTGTCTGCCTATCGGTGTTAATTTAGCAGTTAATGTAAGTGTTGTGGCTGTATTGTTATATCCCATTTTTTTATTATATTAAAAATCCATACTTAATTCTAGCATTATTGTGTTACCTCCAGATAAAGGAATAGGTGTTGATAATTTACCGATACAAACTAAATTATTACTAGAATCATAAATACCAACCTCAGTTATTTTTATTGTAGCTGGGTTAGTAGCTGGATTAGTACTTCTAGTTGGGTTTGTAGTAGAGTCAAACTGACCCGCATTTACCGTAATGTTAAAAATTGTTTTGTAAATTGTTGCACCAATGTACGTTGTTAAATTACCATAGAAAAATCTTTCATCACCAAATTGTAAATAAGTAGGGTTTGTATTTGCTGGTAAATTTAAAGATTGTATCGCATTATATGTTGTTGCGTTGTTATCTTTTAATTTATCTAAAATAAAACCAGTGATATTAGAGTTTTGATTTTCTAATAATTTAGGGTCTATCGTTTTGTTAGCAACAGATGTGATAGCTGTTGATGTAAAATCATATTGTTTCCAACTACCAGATGCTGGTCTTGTTGTTGATTCAGCAACTATTTGATACAATAGCTTAAATGTATCAGCATAAAAACCATACCCATCATAATCAACATTTTCTATCTTACGCATATAAGTTAATAAATCAGTCCCATTTATTCTAAACGCAACATCTTTTGCTGTCGATGTGTTGTTTGTGATTTTTATATATTTTTGACATGATAGTGAAGTAGTTAAACCACTATTGTAATTGTTTTCTAATGCGTATGAAATATACATAGTTTCACCAACTGCTAACACACCTGTAGAAGTACCACCAGATGGTGCTTGTAACACAGCTGATAATTCTGGTAATGTCCAGTTTCTATTTGATTTGTATGACATAGCTGAAACAATTTCATCATCAGTAAACACAACTGTTTTTAGTTGTGGGAATACTTTACCAACAACATTAGCCGTTAAACCAGTGTTTATTTTTGTTGGGTCCTCGATTAAATCAATATATTCAATATCAGTATTTGTTATGTATTTAGTACTACCAGACCCTATAAAATTCATACCCATACTAGTACCACTAGCAGTGGCACCTGTTGTTCTATGATACATTAAGTCAGGTAATGTAATGTTTAAATATTTACCTGATGTTAAATCAGTGTAAAAATATTCACCATATAAATTAGAAATTGTGTTATTTGTATAATGAACTATTGATATAGATTTGCTTACATCGTCTAAATAACTTAAACCAACACCATCACATGTTGCTGGACCTGTCGTGCTATCAGATTCACAATCAATTTCAAAATATGGTTGTTTTTGTCCTAAGAAATTATAAGAACCAAATTTAGTATAATCTTCATATAAATTTGTAGATGTTAAACCAGTGATACCAGCTATATTTTCACACCAAACATTATTCATATTCCAAACGGGAACATCTGAACATGTTACATTGTTAGCTGAATCAAAAGATAAAGTACCAGTATCCCAATAAGCTGTTGTATTACCAGTTGCTATCGTATTATAAACCTCACCACCTCTATAAACAATAACTTGATTAGTGGTTGTTTGTGAAGAAAAATTAGGTAAGTTTCTATCTAAAGTTAAAGTATTCGTACCTACTGATTGAACCTTATACCATAAATTAGGTAGTGGTTTTGTGTTCGCGTTAACTGTTATGTTACCAGCGCTAGTATTAGACGATTTTAACAAAATTAAATCACCAACGTTAATTGTACTTCCAGTTGGTATTGTTATGTTCAATACAGTACCACCAGTTAATACATTATTTGATACAGTGGTTGTGAATGGTGTATAAGTACTACCAGTTAAAGTTGTATATATACCACCAGAATTAGAGAAAAAACCTCTTTCTGTTGCAGCATTGTTTACTTGTGCTTTGATAACATTTAAAACGCTAGCATCTATAGTGTTTAAAGGACTAGACGCATTGCTAGGTTTAACAAAATATTTAAGATTAGGTTCTCTATCTACTGGTCTCATAACAACACTTGTTGCAGATAATGAAACATCTGTTGGGTTTGCGTCTACGTTAGCTTCCCTAACATAATTTAATTCAGAATCACCAACAGCCCAATATGTAAAATTTAATTTACCTTGTGCTAATTGTTCTCTACCTTTTTGTGTTAATTTAATGCTAACAAACGGGCTAGTACTTTGTATTATATAACTCATAATTTTGTTTTGTCTTTTATCTTTATTTTAATTATAAATATGCAATTGTAAAGAATATTAATATGAATTTATCGAATTCGTTGCAATTGTTATTGGTATTATATCACTATATGAATAACTATTGATAATGTTGCCACAAATAGTCTCATAATTTTTATCATTTTTAACTCTATAAAATAACCTATCACCATAAGTGTAACCAGAAACTGGGAAATCAACACTATAAAAAGGTGAACCAACGTAATAGTCAGTTATTGACGAATAAACAATATTTTTAAAATCAACATCTGTAGATAATTGTAATGTAAAATATCCGTTAACTTTATTTGGTGTTGGTGTGACTGACCATGAAGCTGATGGGCTTTCAGTTATTATATCACCAACAACACCATCTGGAAAATAAGATATAGTTATGATGTCATTTAAAACAACATCACCATTAAGTATTATTCTTCTAGGGTTTGATGTTGATTGGTAAAAATCAATCCCATTCGCCAACATAACACCATTAATCATAAGTAAAACTTTGCTAAAATCTATTGGTTTAGCCGATGTAAATAATTCGTATCTGTTGGTAGTTGTGTTGTAATATACTAAATAATTCCCTTGTCCATTTGTTGCTCCGCTAGGTATCACACTATTTATTTCAATAATGTCATTTTTTAACGTGTTTGGTGAAGATGAAGTATATATTATAGTCACAACATCTTCAGGGTCCAAAGGTGCATTTAAATAGACAATACTATTACCAGAATAAGTATAGTCAGCATTTGGTGCTAGAACTAAACCATTTAAAGTTAATATAAAAGGTGTGTCTATTTGAGCAGGAATCCCTATCATTGTGTTATTTTGTTCTGGTATTAATTCGTTACCATCTTCAAATTCCTCTTCATCAAAATTAATGTTTAATTGGTCAATGTCAGGATAAATTGTGTAATAATTTATTGGTAAGTAAGATTGTTGTAAAGAACTGTTGGCCACACTATTACTAGCATTATAACTGAATTGTGGTGTAGCAGCAGCTTCAATAACAGCAAAATAATAATCAAAATTTTTATTATAGATACCGTATTCTGAACCACCAACATATTTAGATGTGTCTATTGTATAACCTAATTTACCCATGTAATCAGTACATGCTGAAAAACTATAGAACCCTTTTATCATATATTCAGCATCTAGTGTTAATCCAGATGATGGAATTAATTGTGTTGTCGCACTAGCGGTTAATGAAGAATAATATATATTGTTTGACGAATAACTAGGTATTGCAGTAAAACTATTATTATTTTCTTCAAATTTATATAATTTATAATTAAAAATTGCGTTGTTAATTGTAAAGCTTTCAGTATTTGAGGTAAAAGTAATTTTTAATGGTATATTTTGAGTTTCACCTGAAATTATATGAGAGTATCCACTAACAGATGTTGCACTTAATACAGTACAATCTAAGGTTGTTGCACCACTAATATAATATGATGGTGCATTGAAAACACAGATATCTGAACTCATATTAAATATGGTTATATCTTTGTTTCTCAAAGCACTTACATTTGTTTGTGGGTATATTCTTTCTTGATATCTCATTTTAATTAATAATTGATGTCTATGTTTTGTTCTGTTATACCAATTGGTGGTGTGTAACCAAACGTAAATGGTTTAGCTAATCTATTAGTGATTGGTGTTTGTGATAAATTTTGTAAAAAAGCGGTAAAAGCGTATATGTTTATATAATCTTCTCTTTGTATATCAGCTTCAATACTTTTTGCATAAGTTATCTCACCCTTTATTTCGGTTATAAAATTACCTTGTATGTTTTGTATTAATTGTATCATACTAATAAATATTATGGTATTGGAATATATCCTATGTTATTTTTACCAAACATTACATCCACTTTAACACCAACTTCTTCTCTAATTTTATCTCTAATGTCGGTGTGTATATCATTAAATACAATAACGTCATAATCAGATTCTTCATCCCAATAACCATGATTATAACTACCAAAAACAAAAACTTCAGTAGTTAAATATTTTTTTAAACTTTCTTTTATTTTTTTAAAAATTTCTTGTTTATCAATAGGTAATTCAGAAAAACTATTAAGTTTACCTCTATTTAATCTTTCTCTACCTTTAATTATAGTTTTATTCATATACGATATTTTTTAAACAGTCATAACCTATATTGTCGGAAGTGCTACAATAATAATATTTATTACCTTTTATAAGAAAAAGACCTATATCTGTATAATTACATATTGTACTAACATCACTATCACTCTGAATTACAATTGAAAAAGCATCATTTTTAGGATAACTTATATAAAAACCATTCATACTACACTCATTACCCACACCTTGTTTTTCTTTTAAGGAAATTATTGCTTTATATTCAGTTAAACCTAAATTAGTGAAGGTGTCATTTAAGAAATCAACAAAATTAGTGTATGTCCAACCAGTTATACCACCACTAGTACAACCAGATATGATGTTATTTTCAGCTCTGACAAAATTAACATTATTAGGTGTCATTGTTGTTGAACTTAAAGGTGTTGTTACGAAGGATGTACCATTTACTGTTAAAGCACTGATTGAAAACGTAACTGCTGTTGTACCAATAGGGTAACACACTAAAGCTTCCATTATAAATTCTGGTCTATCAACCATGTTATACCACCTAATGTTTTTATCACAGGTATTACAAAAAGTATCGTTATTAATATAATTATTACTACCATCTCTTATATCAACATTACCAACAAACTCAGAACCCCAATTCATTTGTGATATACAAATACTATTAAACGTTTGTTTATTTGACGTGTAAGATGTAACACCTGACGTTGTTTGTACATTTTGAACTATTATTTCAATATCTTTACATTGACCGTCAGAACCATTTATCGGACTTGGTAATGTTGTGAAGTTTAAAGGACTGTTACATAACAATGTTGTATAACTTCTATACTTAAATTTTTGTTGGTCAAATAGGGTGTTTGTGTAAACTTTAACATTACCCCAAATAGTTGTTGACGGAACAACTTGTTCAATCAAATCATCCCAATACGTTTTTACAAGACTAGTAAATTGGTCCATCTTATAGTAATCAAATTCATTACTGTTTGTTAAACCATATTCTGTAGCATCCATATACCTATCATATACTGCTCTAAGTGATGGGTAGCTAGAAAGTGTTTTTCTATTTTTAACATCAATCAATTCTGATGTCATTAAATCATCAAATGATTCTAACGTTTTAATTTCAGATATATTTGTTGACATAAAACCAGAGAAATCAATTCTTTTATCACCACATGTATTATTACAAAAATTACACGTACCATCTGAATTCCAAAAAGCTTCATATAACGGATGGTCTGAATTAGTTCGAACTATAAAATCATTTATAACTTCTATATAAGAAGTTAAAGCACCTAAACTAGAACCATTAAATACAAAATTAACTAAAATATCACTTAAACAATCTTCAGAATAAAACACACCACCATCATCACTAACACGCAATTTAAATAAATCTATTTTTAAACTTATTGGGTCTAAGGTAGATTGTGTTATATTAAAAATAGTGTTTTGTGTGTTTGTATTTGCGCTTATATAATAAAAACCTAATTCCCCATCCTGACATGTAACCCAAAGACTTCCATTACCATTATCTAATAAAATTTTTAAAGTATTACCACATACTTGGTTTTCTATCTCTGGATAACATATATCTATTTTTGGATAAGGCGCCGCCGCAACACAACTATATAAATAGTTTGTAGCATCCCCTATAATTACCGACACATCTGTTAATGTTTGTGCAGTTGGTAAATTGATTGGGTTACCATAAATATCTGTTGGTGTTAAACCCGTGCTTGAACTACATGTTTGACCTGTTAATAAATTAGGGTTATCAACCAAATAACACCAAACATCGTTTTCAATAGCTGACGCCATATTCATGGTTAAATCTATTTCTTTAGTGTTTAATATTAACCTTTCTTCATCAACAGTGTATTCTGTTTGACGAATTTGATTAGCATCGTTATAATTTCCAATGTGGAAATCTCTTTCGGTATATGAGTCAGCTTGAAGCCAAGATTTTTTATTATCGATAACTCTAGTTAAATTAAAACCTGGTGATTGGCTAATAAATATATTTGTTCTATTAGCGTCTTCACAAACTTTTGTCATATTAATTTGGTCAACTAAAAGACATAAATTACCACATGAACTGTTGATAATCACATTTAATTTTATTTGATTATTTGTGATACCAGTTATTATAGCTTGGTCATCAATTGTTGTTTCATATGTTAACCAATTTGAATTAAACGCATTTGGTGATAATGATTGATTGAAATCAGATGTTGAGACTAACCCTGAGTTATTGTATAATTCACTATATAATGTTTCTTTAACTATTTGACAAATAGATACGTTTATATTGTCTGATTCTGGGTCAACAGTTAAAACACCATTTGTAAATTCTGGATAAATTAAACCAGTACACCCAGATGCCCATGTTTCTGTTTCTGACGCTTCACCACATACAAGAAACCCACTGTTATCTGTATTCTCACTTAAATAATTATATAAGTTACCTATTTGATTAAAAAGAGTTTGTGAATAAAATTGAGTTGTTGTACCGTTATCATTTACTAAGTCTAAGGTTACTGTTGCGCTTAAATTTTCAAATTGACCTAATAACGTTGAGCAAACGTTTGTGTCTTTTATATCTGTTATATTTTTAATTTTAACATCAACATTGTCTTGTTTTGTTTTGTTTTCTATTTTAAGTTTAGATAATTCTTCAATTCTATTTAACGTTCTAGTTTTTTCACCAAAAGGTGTGTTACACTCAAACAATAATTCTGGTTGGTTATTTAACAACGCAGTTTTGTTTAACTCATATATAGACACCACATCTAAACATGTGTAACTATCAGCAATACCGTTTATAAAACCTGAATAATTATCTTCACCGATTACTTGTCTCCAACTATCTAAACCAATTTCAGTTAAACAAAAATTAACAGTTTTTGTTTTGTATACTGGACCTACTTTAGTATTTGTTAACGATAAATCGGTTGTATTTGTTAATGAACCAAATCCAGTGTTAGTAAACGGTAAAGTTTGTGAAGCACTTATTTTTGTTTCTGGTGTTGATTGTAGGACTTCATCGTTTGTTGGGAATTCATTACATACAATAGAATAATTTAATTTAGCGTTTTGTTGTACTAAATTATCTAATTCGTTATTTATATCAAAAGAATTTGATTCTAATTCAAATTTTGATTGTCTTAAAATTAATAACTCATCATTTGACGCTACATTAAAAGATGGGTTGGCGGCTGGACCGCTTATAATATCTTTTAACACTTCACAATTTATTTTAAATAAATAATTAAATTTTACCTTTAAAGAACATGTATCGTTTTCAGTTAATGTAAAAAAAGCGCCATCATTACCAACTGGGTTTAACACTATTTTAATTGGTGTATTTTCAGTTGAGCATGCATTTTTAGGTTCTTCTGACCATCTACATTTTTGTTCATCTAAATCAAAGTATATGTTCTGTGGGTTAACGTTGCTAGGTGTGTTTGGGTTATTAGTAGCTGATTTTGCTAATATTAAACAACATCTTTGTGTTATTTCGTAATTAGTAAACGTTCCATCACCATTAGCTGTTTCAGCATATATTGTACCATCTGGTACATACACTATATTCCCACCACCATAGTTTAATATGTTATTCCAAATCTTAGTACATTTACTATCTACGTCAATAATATCTTGTTTTGTTAAAGGCATTTTTTTCTTTTTATTATAAATATATTTAATTTAATTATTAACATGGAACTGAGGATACAAGTGTTATATAACCATCGTTATCAACTTTGCAAGGTCTTTTCCAATAATTTTGGTCTTGATAATCTAAAACTACCCATTTATCGTTACCTCTAAACACCTCATTTACAGAAATTTTTACCCTGTCACCTATTGTGAATCGTCCAATATTTTGTGGATATAATATACAATCAAAATAATTATTAGTGTTATTACAAACTACACCTAATTGTGTAGGGGTAGGTACTCCTGTTGCCACACCAAGTTCACTATCAGAAGCTGAAAAATCACCTCTTTTTATACTTACATAGTCTTTTTCTTTTCTATTATCAATTGTTAATATATTTGAAGATACTGTACACTCAGTAAACGGTTCGTTACAGTCGCTACTTATTTCATATGTCACATTTAATCTAAAATAAATTAACAAATTATCATAAAAAAGTCTAGAGTCAAGTGGTATGGTATACGCTAATAAATTACCGATTGTTGAATTAAGAATGGTAAAATCACTAAAATCAACACCATTAAAAGAATATTGTAATCTAAGTGTCCCTTCACCACATGGTCTTTGTTGTAATGTCCATGTATATCTATAACCACCATAGTCTCGCCAAGACACCTCAGTTAGTGTTGGGGCTATACATGTTACTGGTTCTGATTCTACATCTGGGAAAACATATCCACACCCTGCGTCTTTTTTAATTTTGTCTTGATAAGCTGTATATAATACATTAATATTCGCTAAACCATATTGTGTTAATTTACAACCAAAACCAACTAAACCAGTGTATGGGTCTATAATATTATTTACAGGTGTTGCCCATAGTTGACCGTAACCTGCTGAATTAACAGATGGGCAAAGACTAGAGTCGGCACCAACAACAACATTATTTCCAAAACCGTTAAGTGTTATAAATTTTAAATAATTTTCACCATTTATCTGTATTGGCGATTGTGAAATAACCCAATCTTTAGCAACATTACATGCACAATCGATACCTTTTTTACAACACACATAACCTGAAGAAATACTATCTTCAACACTATCATAAACATCATTATACATAGAGTAACCTTCGATTGGTGGTGCTGAACAACAATCCCTATCTATAAATTCTGTTTGATAGATAGAATTTGTATTATTACCTTGATTGTCTTCATAATATTGTACAAATACATATAACCCTGTTTTTGGGTCTTCAGTATATCTAGCATAACATTCATCTTCAACTATTGGTGTTTTTTCTGTTTTTAAACAAATACTTAAAGATTCATCTTTTATAGATTCACATGGACAACCACATTCGGTTATTATATCTTCTGGTTTTGGGTCTTTAATTATTTCTGTTGTGTATGTTATACAATCAGCTAAATTAGAACCATTTAAATTTTGAACATCTACATATATAGCCCCATCATAATCAGTAATCTCACCTGTGTTATAATTTGTAAATAAATCTTGAGATGTTGTAGTAACTGTATTTGATGTTATAGTTACTGGTGTAAAATCTGGGATAAGCGTTCTTAATTGATTGAAGTATTTATAACCTCTATCATAAGGACCTATATGTGGGTTATTACCAGCTGTTATATCTAAAACAGAATTAACACCACTGGTTTCTCTATACCATAAACCATTACCTTGAAAATACATGTCATTGGTATCAGCGAAAAATCTAGGATAACCTTCACTATCAACTGGGTAATTTGTAATATCAGTATCTAAACCATTTAATTCCAAAATTGTTAAGAACAATTCCATATCTATTGGTTTATCTGCTTTATATACATGTTCATTGAATGTAATCAAACCATTTGGGGTTCCTATAAATCTAAGTAAAAACTCAATAGTTTTTCTAGTACCTTTTGATTTCCAAATCCATGGTGTGTTTAGTATTATTCTTCTCCATAATTCAATATCAGCTTCTACTGGTGTTAAACCTACCGATTGGCCACTAAAAGATGATTCGCTAGACTTTATATAGTCTGTTAATAAATCGTTGCTTATAACCGATTCTATTAACTCCCAACCCATAACCCTAGCTATGTTTTTTAAATAAACATCTGGTGTGTTATCTAATTTATTATATGTAACGGTATTTGCAAATGAAATACCTTCAATGTATCTATTTAAATCATCATAAGAAACACCATAAATGTTAAGTAATTTATTAACTTTACCACCAGAAGTATCTTGGTCTTCGTCAGATAAATAATATGGCATCGTATCAAAACCAGTAATAGATTCACTAACTAAAAATCTAGTCATTAAATTACTGTTGATTAAATCACTGTCATTGGCTAAATTAAATAATGAAGTAGCATACGTTTCGTAATAATCGGTTGAATAATCTAAGTTATAACCATCCGTTGTAGGCCATGTTACAGAAGTTTCTGTGTATAACAAAACACCAAAATCCGTTCTTAACGGATATTTAAATGTTGCAGTGTATATAGGTAATGTTTGTCTATTTAATAAATAATATTCAAATTCATCTAACGTGTTAAAAAAGTTATCACAAATTATACTTTTTGGTTTAATGTGAAAACTAAACGTACTACTAGTTGCAGTAAATGGATTGTTTTTAATTTCAAAATATATGTAGTCATTTACAGTACTAGTTGTACCAGTAAAACCAATTACATCATATTCTACTGTATTATATAATAATGCATATGAATCATAGTTTGTTACCAAATTTCTTAACGTGTTTGATTCGTTAAAAGTACCGCTAATATCACCGTTTGTTAAATAATTTATATTGTATGGGTTAACGATAAAATTAGTAGGTATTCTAAATGACGCTACGTTTGTTATTTCATTGTAAGAATAATTTTCATAAGTATTACCAGTTATTTCAAAACCAGTGTCTAAGGTTTTAATTGGTGACGTATAAATAGATGCTGGCCAGTTAATTATTATATTTTCCAAGCCAACACGCATAAATTCAGTTAATGAACCAAATGTCGCGTAGTATGATAATTTTGATTTATCAACATTTAAAAAAACTGTCGCGTTATTATTTAATAATGTTTCACTTTGGCTAACTGTCAAGTTTAACCCATCTAATGTTACAAAATCAGAAAATTGTTTTGTTATAAAATTCTTATCTGTCTTAGGGTCTACATTAGTTGTAATATTGAAATTACCCATTGTAAATAATGGGGTACCACCATCGCTAGTAAGTTGTAAACCTACAAGGTCTGGATTGTAATTTCTATATTCTATGTTACCGTTGTATATTGTTTTTTTAACATACCCAGCAACTTTTATGTTTTCGTTAGCCATTTTTTATATTAAACTTGTGATATATTATTAAAATTTTTAGAAAAATCAATATTGTTTCTTTGTTCTCTAACCTCAAATAATGGTTTCCCAGTAAATTGGTCTTTAACTTCGTATAAATTGTATTGTTTATAAATTTGATTAGTGAAGTTGTATATAGTATAAATACCATCTTCAAGAGATTTCGATTGATTTCCAAATAATGCAAATGCAAGTGTTTCAATATCGTGCTCAACCATTTCAACTTCAATCATAATTGGATTGAAGTACGTATTTGTTATAATAACGTTTTGGTTTGGTTGACCTATAAACGGTAATACGTTAGGTTTAACATTTGAAGCAGATGCTGGTGAAACAGTACAAAAAGTTAATGTTGAATTATCGTTAAATCGATATCTAATAGCTTTTTGAACCGTATCAGTTAAATTTTGGTTTACAGGTTCTGAACGATTATTAGATGTGATTACTCTAAAAAAATTATTAAGTTTTATGTTGTCCCCAGTAGGATTTGGATTGTTATATTCTATTCTATAGCCGACCAATCCATTATTCTCAAATTTAGGTAAAAATCTAGCCTCAACTGTTGATAAATCAAACACTAACCCTTTAATGTCTGGGTAAGCAGATAATACACCTACATCTACAATAGTTGTTCTTATTTCCACTGGTTTAATCATAATAGTATAGTAACCTTTAACACCAAAAGTATTTACTGGTAATTTAAGTGTATATAACCCACCAAATATTTCAAAACCAGTGTTTGTGTTATTTGTGTTTAAATCAGGGTTTCTGTAATTAGGATTGTTTATTGGTATTAAAACCTCATTTGGGTTTAACTCCCTTAATTCCGTACCTTGTGATTCTCTAGTTGGAGAAAAACTATAAAATATTTGCACGTCTTCTGGTAAAACGTCTGCTGGTCTTACTATTCCGTATGTTCCTGTTGCCATTTTTTTGTTTTTATTTTTATTTTATATCGTATCAATTCTATAATAACCGTTTCCGTATTGTTGTAATTGACCTAAATTCTTTATTTCAGATAACCTCAAATGATAATCTAATACTGGTGTGACACCTCTATCAATAAATACATCGTTTTCAACTTCTGGACGAGAAATTATTCCTAATAAAAACTCTTCTTTAGTTAACGCTGCTAATGATGTATTTGTTTGGTTCCAACCTTGTGTTATAAATCTAAAAGATGATGTTGGAAAGTCAATACCCTCACTGTTTAATATTGTTGTTGTTGCCGCAGAAAAATCTTTATATTGAATACCATAAATTTGATTGTCCGTACCTATGTTTAAATCATTAACTGCGTCAAAGACATATATTTTAGGTTCACCAACGCTAGTGACTCTATTAACACCATTTATTGAATTACCTAAGTAATTAGAATATGTTTCTTTTTTGATATCAAAACCAACTATGTATGGTTGATTTTGTTTATAGGAACGAACATCATCTATTTTTGAATCTGTAGAACCAGTTAATGGGTTGTTACCATATAAATAATATTGTGGTAATGTTTTTTGTGGTAATTTTAATGTAACTTTATCGGTTGGTGATAGTAAACTATCAAAATTTATTGGAACAACGCCATTCATAAACGGGAACGATATACCTTCTTCATTTAATTTATCAACCAACAAATCATAATTAACAGTACTACCATCCTTAGATATAAAAGCTAAATCAGTAAACATTCCCATATCATCTATAGTTTGATTTAGTTGAATGTTTAAATAAAAAGTAGTAGCTGTGACAGTACCCCATGTTTTACTACCATAGTTTCTATCAATCCCTTCTTCTAATAATATTTTTCTTTTTATTACTTCCATTACAATGCAGCTACTTGGTATAATTTAACAGTAACACTATTACCGTCTATTGTTATATTGTTTGTTATGTTTGGTGTTGTCGTATTACCTTGATATGTTTCATCAAATTTATAATAATAACCAGTTGTTGTTCTAGTTATTATTATTCTAGTATATAATTCATGCACTAAGTTGCTAACTGTTTGTGGCGCGTTTTTAACCATTAAATTAACTGACTTACCTGTCTTGGCATTATTAAAATTAGCTTTTATATATAAATATTTACTTTCACCAATATTTAAAGAATCTTTATAATAATAAATGTGGAAACCTTCTGAAAACCCTCTTTTATTAATAATAGGGTTTTCGACTGTAAAATTAATCGGTATTTGATTTATTGGTTTAGGTAAACCAGCTATTGTAGTCGTAGAGCCACTTTCCAAATCAACTGTTCTAAGTCTACTATACAATGTAGTATAACCCACTAAATTTTGTGTCATAGGGTCATCAGTATCATAAATAGCTAACCTTAAAAAACTGTTGCTAAAAGCATTCTTTCTAAATTTAACATCATCATATTGAAAACCAACACCACCATAAAAACTAGTGTATATATTGTTTGAATCTAATAAACTTAAATCATAAGTTATTTCTGAAACTAATTCATCGTTTTGTGTTAGTGGCATGTATCTAACTCTATCATAATCCAATATTTTGTTAATAGAATTTTCTACTTCTGTTGCAACAAACACCCTGTCAATCAATTCTGAATTATCAACAATTTGAAATTGAGTCCCAATTGGGATTGTTATGTATTGTTCAGTACTACCCGTATTGAAATTATTTATATTTAATTTGTATTTATTAGCAAACATCGTCTGAACTTTTTACTGTGAATCTATCTGTTATTCTATCACCTGGCGCGTCTGAAGGGAATTTTGTATATAATAACCCCCATTGCGCGTAAGGGTCTTGTCTTTTTAAATTAAAACAATAATTTTGATATCTATAATGTGAACCATTTAAGAATGGGTAATCTAAACTATTATCATCACCATCATTAAAACCTATTGAAAGTAAATCTCTCCAAACATATTTACCATCATTTCTAAGTGTTGCGTATGTTGGAATACCATCTACTAAACTATCAGCTTCTTCTATGTAATTAGAAAAATTTCTTATTTTAATAGAATGGTGAGGTTTGTAAAAATACCCTTCTTGTCTAGGACCTAAATTTAAAGACCTAGTTTGAGCTAATTGAGTTGAACTAGTTGTTGTTGAAAAATATTCTTGAATATTATTAGTTTGTTCTCTATTGATAGTATTAAACCTATGTTGTACGTCAGCTAAAACAGTTTCTAATAATGTTGTGTTGTTATATTCAACGATATCACCATAAAAACTATCTGGTAACCCATTTAATGTTTCTAATTGTTTATGTGAAATATAAGGTAAACTACCGCCATTATGTATTTTTTGTATTACTGGAATGTCTCTCAAATATGTTAAAACATCACTATTATTCAAATTAGAAATGAAAGGCGCTTCTATACCAGATTTAACACTAGTAAATAAATTATTACTACTAGTTTTGAATATTGTTAAAAAAAATTCAGATAATGGTCTTCCTAAATTATCTTTTAATCCAGAAACATCTATTTCTTCATTAAAAACAAATTGGATAATAGGGTCATTGAAAAAATTCTCACTAAAACCAGCTTGGTAAGTCTCATAATCATCCGTTTCTATTATATTTGAATTTCTAGTTTTTATTTTAGAAAATTTTCTAAAATAATAATTAACCTTAACATTATCAACTATTTTAGTGATTCTAGTGTTGTTACTGATAGTACCGTTTGCTGGTAAGTCTATTACAAAATAATAATCTTTTAAATCACCATTTTCAAGTCCTACACTATAAACAACATGTTCACCATTATATCCATTAGTGTTAGTAATTTCAACTACATCACCAGAAGATAAATTGTGTTTACATGTAACCGCAAAACAAACCATTTGTCTTTCAGAAATTATTATTGGTTTAGAATCAACAACCAATAAACCATTTCTTACCATGGTATGTCCTGTGTCTGATGAAGATGGGTATGTTATTGTTAACTCCCAGTTCTTAACACTATCTGAGCTATTTGTACTCTTATATGGGTTATAATCTAATAAAAATGAAAACCTTTCTCTTTTTGGTTCCATATCAAAAAAACCACACAATGATTTTTTAGAAACATCTGGGTCATAATAACCAAACCAACCATCTTTTTCTTTTAAATAATAGTCAATAGATTTAGAATAAGTTAAGTCTTCCTCATCATTTAAATCTAAATCTTGAGGATATGACCTACTTAAAAATGGCAACGTGTTAAACGCAGCATATGTAAATGAATTGTTTATACTAGTATCAGTTAGATTAAACAAACAATTACTAACCGTAGAGTTAATGGTACCTAAAACCTTATAAAAACTACAAGATTGTCTTTCTTTATTAAATTGTTCAGCAACATTTAAAATATGGTTTATTTGATTCGTTGGTAATAACCTTTCTTTACCTTCAATGTTTATATTGAGGTATGTATCGGTATTTACCGATTGTTTTGATGTTTGATTACCTAATCTTTGTTTTGTTCTTTCTGTACTCATGTTATATTATTGTGTATATGTAAAATTAAATGGACAACCAACATTATCTAATCCACTAACACTAGTAGCGTTTGGTTGACATGACACTACGTATGGTGTGTTTGGTAAGAAACCATTAGTTACCGTATATGGTGCGATACCTCCAGATAAACTATATCTTCTAATACATTGACCACTTACAGTACTTTGACTCCAGCTATCTGAAAAACTACTAGTTGGTAGTGGGATATTGTTTATTGGTAACCAAGATGATTGACAACCAACATTATCAGTTACTCTAAATTTAATACTACATCTATTACTTGGTAAATTTGATGAATTTCTTGGTACAGCAAGTCTAATAGGTTGTTGATTTTGTGTTATAGATGTTTGGTAAATTGTTTGTGTTCCGAACACACCAGTTTGTCCAGCTATTTGATATTCCAACCTATATGGTGCTCTATATGTTGCAAACACATTTAAATGACTTATATTAAATTTGAATGTAACAAAATTAATCTCACATTGTCTAGTATTATCCACATTATTAACATCAACAGATAATACGTTTGGTGGTAATTTCATTTGTGAAACATCAAAATCAGTACCATCTTCATTATAATCACTACCACATGTTCCTTGTGCGTTAGATAACCTAATTATTACAGAAGCTAACATTTGTGTTCTAGGTATTGTCACTTTAACTCTAAAAGGCCCAGCGGATGTAGGGTTATTTAAATATGTATACGGTTGTGGTGTACCCCAAATTGGGTTACCGTCACTATCTTCATTACTATCAAAATTAAATTGTAAATAACAACGAGTAACACCATTTACTTGTGTATAATTTTGATTTAGATTATTTTGACCACCGTTAATTACATCTAAATAGATTGTGTAATTATTAGGGTCACACTGTTGTGGTAATAAAACTAAATCTGGTTCAAGTTTCATTTCTGGCTCAGTTGGTAAAAGCGTTGTTGTAACTGTTACTACTTGAGCTGGTGATGAACTATCTGTAACCGTTGTTGTGTACACACCTTGCCCTAACGAAGATGAATTATTCCCAACGAAAGAACTATCGCTAGAAGACGTTACAATATTATATGGTAATCTACCACCAGAAGTGGTTATTTTTATTTCACCATTTTTAGCATCATAACATGTAGGTTTTATATTACTAGTAATCACATTTAAACCACTAACCCCTTCTAATATTAAATTGTATATTATATATTGTTGTTGTGGTGAACTTGTATCTCTAATAATAATATAATAACCAGTATTACCACTATGTGTTGAACTAGTATTTGGTGACGTATCCATAGGTAAACCACAAAAACTTATAGGTGTTTGGGTAACTGAAGTCGGGTTTGATGAAGCACCGTTTGCTTGACATGTTCCTATTGATACTAATGAATTACTAGAATTGTATAACGAAGCAGTATAAGTACCATTACCACCACCAACAGATGTTATTGTTATTTGTCCATTATACGGTGATGAAATTGCTGTGTTTGTATTACTAACAATCGCCGACGCATATAAAGGAGTTGGTCCTGAAATTTCAAATGATTGTGAAATAGAAACACCAGAAGAGTCTGTAACGTTAATGATATAAGAACCTTGTGCTAAACCATTTAACGATTGTGTTAGATTTGGTTCTGTTAATGTTCCACTAGAATTATACCCATTAGGACCACTTACAATATAAGTAAACGGACCAACACCAGATACTATTGTAAAAGTAGTACTACCATCATTAACATTGTTAGCGCTAATAGCATCAGTATTATCGATACGAATAAAAAATTCAACGGTTAATGTTGGAAAACATTTAGTAAAAAATTTGCTATTCATTTTATCTAAACCAGTTGCACCTGGAGTTGAACCAAAATAGAAATAATAAGAATGTTTAGGTTGAGAAAACGAACTATTATCCAAATAACCCCTAAAATTAACATAATCACTACCATTGTCGCCACTTAATGCGAAATTGTAGTCTCCCACATTATTTGTATTAAAATTAGTTGTTGGTGGTGGGTTTAAATTTACGTTTATATTATTTGTCACATTATTTAATAAAAAGAAAACATCTCTAAAATATTTACCATATTCTGAATTTATTTCATTTGCACCTACAATATGGTCTGGTTCTAATAACGTACCATTATCCGTTTCATCTAATTCATTTAAGTCTACACCAAATTCACATGAATGTCTTATATTTAAACATTGTGTTTTATCAGACGATATTTCAATACAATTAATATCAAAAAACAACCCACCATAATTCTTACCTATATCAAGCATACCACTAACATCTAAAACATTAGCTTGTTCTTCAGAATATTCGTCAATAATTGGTGGTTTAATATATGTTGTTGGTATTAAATATTCTTGTAGTTTTGGTACCCCTTGCCAATCACAATTAAATACTGACCCCAAATTAATTATTTCAGTTGCAAATAATTTAAACGTAGCTGTTTTATTAGATGGTGCGTAAAATAATTCGTTATTGTATTTTTTAACAACACCTTCTCTAAAACCTATAACTTTACCATTTTTTAAATCATTGTAACACGTGTCTATTAAAACAGAACTTTTACAATTAGCTCCAGAACAATCATAATTACAATATTTTTCTTTCCTACCTCTTTTTTTAAACTTAATTAAAAAATAATACAAAGAACCATTTAACCAATCATTGTAGAAATCAAATTGAAGTAAATTTAATTTTTCAGCCATCACAAAAGAAACACACTTAGATAACATATTAATTTCAGTGTTAATATTAAAACCTGTTTCTTTTTTTTCTAACTCTTTATACCCTTTACCAAAAGATAATGGACCGTCTTTGATGCAACCTGGTGCAAAAATACCAGGTTCACCTTCACTTTCACCAAATGGGCACCTAGAGTATAAACATGGTACGTAATTAATCTTATCATACCATTCACAGAAAATTTTAAAAACTCTAATACCTATTTTTTTTAATTTTCTATGAACACCACACAAAAGTCTTAATATAATATCTTTAACTATGTAGATTATCGTATTTATAATTGGTATAATTGCGGAATTTATAATAAACATAATAAATTCAATTATACTCATTATTAAACATATTATGTTAAATAATGGGTTAATAACAGTGTTTACTCTATTGAAAGGGATTGGTAATTTATCACCAACACAATCGTCAACATCTTTTAAACCAATAAAATTTCTATTTTTAACTCTACCGTTTTTTTGATATCTAGATATGAAGTTAGAAACTGAATAAATTTTATTCCAATACAAATCTCTAAAACTACTGTCTTTGGTTAATTCACCAAATTCATAATCAATCTCATCTGGTTTACCAGCTGTTGGGTTGTGTGGGATTAGATAATTAGCTTTTGTTCTAAGTCTACCTAAACCACCACTTTCATCCATAGCAATTTTAAACCTAACATTAGCTCTAGTAGGTATACCTTTATTTGGGTCTTCTGACAACACTAAATCACCAAATTCGTTTGTATAATAATAATCTAAGTTCATAGGTATTTGATAGGCCCATGAACCATTTTCATCCATTAAACGACCACCCTCGATATCTAATTTTTCTATTTTACCATCTAGGGTTTTTCGTATCATTTCAATAGTTCCTTCACTAGTGTTTTGTTCACAAATTTTACCCATGCTTTTTCTAGGTCTACAATTTTTGTTAACACTATTTTTATCGCTATCACCAAAGGCACCACCCATAAAGATAGCTGAAGGTGTTATAGTATAATTTAAGTCTAAATCTATTCTACTTATACCGATTTCACAATTTTCAACAGAACCCCAAAATGGTTGAACATTAACACCAGCATTTACTGTTTTTACTTGTACTAGTTTATCTAAATTAGTACCACCTTTAAATTTTGTTGGACTATCAAACATTTGGATAGGTGCTCCTTGACTAATGCTGTCGTAAGGTCTTTGTGAGGCTATACCTATATCAGAAATATCCGCGTCAACATGAACAGTATAATTACCAACTGGTACACCAAATATCATATAATCACCAGCATAGTTTGTCGATGTGGTAAATTTATAATATTTACAATAAACATGACCCATTTCTGGGTCGTCTAAAACTTCTCTTTTGTTTGGAAAAGTACCAACTGGTGTGAAACAATCATTGTCAGTTTCACTATTTTTTGGTAGAAGGTTATATCTCTTACCATCTATATCTTTATCGGTAACTAGCTCATAAGGATACAATCCTTTTAGTATTGGGTCATTTTTATCTATATCGTCTATAGGTATAAAAATACTAACCCTAGCATTAGGGATACCAAACCCATTATTTATAAACACTCTACCAACAACAACACCATAATCAGCACAAAAATTTCTATAAACTTCTTCTTGTGTGATTTTAAGTGATAAAACTTCAATAAAATCAAATTCTTGGTCTAATTTTACTTTGACAAATTTATCCTTATTGTCTGTTGTTGTTCTTATTCTTATACTGTTATTTGACATTTTATTTGCTTGTTATTGGTGTTATTTCTTCTACGTCTAACATCTCATAGTTTTCTTCTGTAAATTCATCATAATCATCATCATCATCATCCTCTTTTTCATAATCTTCGTTAAATGGTTTTATTTTTGAAGTCATGATATTGGCTATTTTTTTCATATCAATTTCTTTGTTCAACATTAACAATTCAAACATAAACCATATTACACCCATCATTATTATTGGTAAAAATAATAACCCTAAACTGAAGGCAAGTATTCTAAGAACAATATTTGTATTATTTTTAGTTAATGTTTTATTTAAAGATTTTTGATTTGTTGGATAATTTTTTGTTTTGCAATTACAGCTCATTTTTCATTTATTTTATTTAATATTATGGTTAAATATATTGATTTTTTTAATATAAGGAAACACTTATTTAACCCTAACCATAATATCAGTAGTTGGTTGGCGTATTTCAAACATTGAAGTTGGTTCTCCGAATAATGTATATTCACCACTGATATCTATTTGTCTAGTTTCAGTGTCTAAATATGGTTGTGAAATTTCATTTAAACTATATTTACCCTCACCTACTTTGTTATAAACCCTTACGTCAATTACGTTTAAAACACCACCAACATTATTAATTGTTTCAATCATAGGGGATAAATAAACATTATCACCCATATCATATTTATTGACATCTAAATAAGTGGTTACATTGTTAATAACTTCAGAAATAATCTGTGCTTGAGGTTGTTTTTTATCGATATATAAATCTATTTCAAAACTTAAGTTTATGATTTTTCCATCAGTTATTTGAACGTAATCATTCATCATTCTAAAATCTGATAAATATGTTGCCATATTATCTCTTAGCGCGCTAGTTGAATTGTTATTCAATTTATTAAACTGGTCTAAACCTATTGTGTAAATTTTAATTTTGTTTTGTTCTTCCATTACACCCATTCTGAATGGTACTCCAAATTGACTCGGCATTTTAGAAATAATAGCTTGGTAATCCTTAATGGTAACCGCTCTATTCTGTGATGCAAAGTTATATTTTGTCATGTATCTAATTTCATCAACGCTAGGTGCATTTCTACCACCAAGTGCTGGGAATGAATTGTTTACGGTTAAAGAGTTTTTAACAGCTAAATTTGTGTTTTTATTAGCACCATTTATTGTAAAGTTTAATAAACCAACGCTCTTTAAAACATTAGGCCCAACATTTGTATCTGAACCACCACCAACTCTATATTTAATAAACATTGTTGTGTTTGCTGTTGGTGTTTGACCTAAAGAGAAATTATTTATAAAATCACCTATTTGATTAACTAAAGGAATGTTTGAATCAAAATCACATAAACTACTAGTATCTTTAGTACCAGAACCAAATATTATCTTTGTAAAACCTAAATCGGTATATTCAGTAATAAATTTTTTATCAACTGTAATCCATTTACCTGGTTTTACACCTGAATTATCAGTTATTTTATTATAATCCTCAACAAAAACTTTATTTTCAGCTAACGCATCAACTTCATACCATCTAAGACTTTGGTTTGAAAACTGACTTAATGATGGTATTGTGTTTATATTAGTACCATCTAAGGTAATAATTGAATCTATTGATAAAACATTATCTTCTGGTAAAATTACTTCTAAAAATGGTCTTACATCTGAAATATTGATTACTTTTTTAAAGATTCTAGTAAAACCATTTGTAACTATTTCTCTTTTAGTTAGAGTATAATTAATAAGAGTTCCATTTGAATTAAAGTTTGGTATAATTAATCTGTTAGGTATACCATTGGTGTTGAATGGATTTGAAAAATCTATATCGTATAAATTTTCAAATATTTTACCAGCACCTGTAACTTGAGAACCAGCGTTAATGATTGGTGCGTATGAAATGTCAAATGAATCACCTAGAACTGGAACTGTAACACTAAAATCGACTATTGTTACAGATGGTCTTTTACCAGGAATTTTTAAACCAAACGTTCTAGCCATAGATAAAACGGATTTAGTTTGCTGTGCATAATCTATTTGAGTTTCTTGAAACATTCTATCAGTGTTAAAAGAAAGCATGTCACCAACAGCTGCATTTAATTCTAATAACATCATACCTACAGACGCGTCATTAAAATCATTAAAAATATCTGGGTAATATTGTCTAGCCATATCGACTAAACCGCTTCTTATGTCTGCAAAGTTTCTGTAACCGTAATTTATTCCTTGGTTTGCCATTTTATAAATTTATTTGTATTAAGTCAGATGATTCAAATATATCATCTGTTATTGTGTAATCTATTGTGACTAAAACAGCATATTCATTCAAAGGTGATGGTTCTACTGTCAAATCATTTAACCTAACTTGTGGTAAGTATTTTTTAACCGATGTTTCTATTTCGTTTTTAACATCATTAAATGTTAAACCGTCATAGGGTTCGTATATGTATTCTAATAAACTAGTCCCAAATTCTGGGTTATAGAGTCTTTGTCCTTTTCTAGTTAATAGTAAGTGTAACAAATCAGCTTTAACCGCTTTGTTATCAGTTTCCGTTAAGTCTAAGAAAAACCCTTTAGGACTATCTTTGAAGGGGTAATTAATGTTTATGTATACTCCGTTGGCCATAATGTTCTTTATTTCATAAATATTATAATAAACTATTTTTATTAGTAAATATGTGAAATAAAAAAAGGAGCCTTATAAGCTCCTTTTTATATCTTTATTTTTAATCGTTAAGCTGAACACCCAAAGCATTCAAATTGAGAATCTTTTGGTTTTTCAACTTGGTTTGCTATTTGATTACTAGCTAATTTAGAATTCGCTTCTAATTTAGATTTAGTTCTAGTGTAATAAACACCAGTTTTAAGCCCACCTTTCCATGCGTACATAAGCGCGCTGGCTATTTTACCGTATTTTGCATCAGAATGATAAACATTAAGTGATTGAGATTGGTCAACATATTTATTTCTAATTATCGATAAATCTAACAATACTCTTTGTGGAATTTCCCAAACATCTTTATATCTATTTCTAATCTCTTCTGGAATTTCAACAATGTTTTGAACACTACCTTGATTTTTAATTACTTTATCAATTATGGTTGAATCCCAAAGATTATTTTCAATTAATTCATTAACCAAATATTTGTTAACAACTAAAAATTCCCCTTGACCAACTCTTCTGGTAAACAAATTTGCAGTTGCTGGTTCAAATGATTCAAACACACCTAACAAAATTGCTGATGAAGCTGTTGGCATCAAACCTAATAACAAACTGTTATACATAGGAATTGGTTCACCCTCAGGTTTTGGTGACCAACCTTCAATATATGTCTCACCTTTAGAGTATCGACTACCTTCCCATGCTGGATAATTCTCACCTTTTTCTTCTGCCAATAACATAGATTCAATAACAGCTGTTTTGTACATTGTTTCGAATATATCTTTATTCCATTGTTTAGCTTCTTCGCTCTCAAAAGATATTTTCTTTTTAGCAAAGAAATCAGCTAAACCTGCAACACCAATAGCTAACGCTCTTTGGTCTAAACCAGCTTTCTCGCTCCAATTATCACTCCATTTGTTTTTGTCAATCACTTTGTTAAGTGCTCTAACAAGAACTCTAGTTGTTTGCGCGATAGTTTCTAACGTATCGTGTTCAGCTAAGTTAACAGATGCTAATGTACATTGTGGTGTGTATTTTGGTTTAGACGCTTGCATTACCTCAATACATAAGTTTGATTGTTTTATAGGCCCGATATTATCTTGCATATTGCGTTTGTTAGCGTTGTCTTTGAACATAACATAAGGTCTACCACTTTCAACTTGTGATTTAATGATAGCATCAAAAATATCCTTAGGATTAACTTTTTTACCTATACCTAAATCAACAGCTTTTTGATATTCAGCGTTGAACTTTTCACCATGTAAATTATATAATGGTTTTAAACCAGCTTTTTTAATGTCATTAGGACAAAATAAATACCAATCTTCACCTTTCTCCAATTTGTCCATGAACAAATCATTTACAATGATTGATGTAAATAAATCTTTGGTTCTTAATTCAGCTGAACCAATTGGTAAAGTTAATTCTAAGAAATCCATAATATCTCTATGCCATAAAGATATATATAACGCGCAACTTCCAGAACGAGAACCTTGTTTATAAAATCTCATTTTAGATTGAACCATATCGGCAAGTCTTACAACACCACCAGCGTTGCCTTGAAATGACTCTACCATGCTCTCTTTGCTACGAAGTGGGTCAATTAATAAACCAATACCAGAACCTTCTTTAGATGCCGCAGAAATCTTCTTAAGCGTTTCTTCGATACCTTCAAAAGAATCATCTTCTAAATGTGTAAGGTTACAGCTAATCATACCACCTCTTTTTTCAATACCAGCATTTGTATATGTTGGTGTTGCAAAATTACCTCTTTTAGATTTTAATTCTTCTAATAATTCTTCTCTGTCAATATCATTATCACCGTGTAAGTGCATACCTACTCTTTCGTACATACATGACGGTAATTCCAATGGTGTTTTATTTTCATCTCTCATTGAGTATTTACTCAAGAATGTTGTTGCTGCAAAAAAATCATAAGTTAAGTCTACTGGTTGTAGTTCTTTACCTATTAATTTTGATTGGCGGCTTAATAATATACGACCACCTAATAACGAATAATCTGGGTGTTGTATAATTTTATCAGCAGCTTTGAAAGCAATAACTTCGTCAATTTCAGTTGTTGTAATATTATCTGTAATTAACGGAATTACTTCTTGGAATAACACATCAGAATCAATTTTTAACCCCTTGGCTTGTGTTTTAATTCTAGTTAGAATTTTGTTAGGCGTAAACGCCTGTGTCGTTTTGTCTCTTTTTACTATTTTCATATTTTATTATCAATTAAAAATCTGCGTCAAACATTCCTTCAGTGGTTGTAGGTATTTCAACTCTAGTATACTCACCATCTCTTTTTTCAAAGAAATTATTTTTAGCCGATAAACCAATTCTAGCCATATAATCTAAAGGGTTTGTTACGTTGAATTCCACATCACAACCAAAATCATTAAGAACGATATCTGTTACATATTGTACGTAACGAACCATATCATCTTTTGTCATTCCTTGTAACCCATCTGGCATACTATCTTCAACAAATACTTTTTCTATTTCGTAACAACCTAAAATTATGTTTCTAAGTTCCTCTTTTGAAAGTTTGTAATCATCTTTCAAATAATTTTTATACAAGTTAAGTGCAAACTCATAATGGAATGTTTCATCTCTTAAAATTAATTCATTCATACCACCTAAACCTGGCATTTTATTCTTACTTCTAAACCAAAATACTCCAGAAAATACACTCGCGAATGAAATACCCTCTACACAAGCAAATGCAACTAATCTATGACCAAAAGACGGATGGTGAATCCAATTTTCAGCCCATGTTGCTTTTTTAGCAACCGCTTGGTTAGTTTCCATAGCATCGAATAACTCTTCTCTTTCGACTAAATTTTTAATATAGGTTTCAATTAATAGTGAATATCCATTTGCATGAACTTGTTCTATAAATGTTTGATGACCATAGAAATACTGAGCTTCTAACAACTCAACTTCGTTTAAGAAGTTAGTTGCTAGATTGTCAATAACTAGACCATCCGATATGGCAAAAAATGCCAATATGTTTTTTAAGTATGTTTTTTCAGCGTCTTTTAGACCCTCGAAATCATCTTTACTTAAATCAATTTCTTCAGCTACCCAAGTTTGGGCTTCAGCTTTTTTATACATTTGCCACAAATCATTATGTATGATTGGGAAAATAGAATATCTTTTTTTTACGGTACTGTCTTTTAAATACATGTTTAAATTTCTTCTTTGTTTAAATTCTCGTTAATTAATGTGTTTAAAACAACCTCTTTATTCAAGATGTTATCTCTGTTTTGTTTTTGTTCATAAATTTCTCTAACCCTTTGTTGTTCACTAACCTTCTTGTGTTCCTTTTGCTCTGAGTACGTTCTACCGCCTTTGTTTTCACCCATATCAATTTGAATTCTAGCGTTATCAAATGTAATGTCTTGGAAAACAATACCGTCTTTACCAAATCTAGATTTTAGTATTGCCATTGTAGCAGTACCACTTTCTTTTTGGTCTAATGATTTAGCTATCGATACTATGAAGTGACCAATTTGACCTTTTTTGATTGAACCACCTATTTGGTCAGATTCAACAACATCGGCTTTAATTGAGCTTCTATTACCTTGAACGGCTGTCCATCCAGCTATATCAAATTCGGATAATAATGATTCAAATTGTCTCATTACACTACCCTCACCGACATTAGCATCTGTAAATTTTTTAGATGGTTCAACACAATCAATATAATCTAATAATACGATATCTGGTCTAAACCCTTGAGCTGAAAGCTTTCTTATATAATTTCTTATTACTGGTATAGTTGTTCCATCACTTGAAAACTTTTTAAGTTTAAGAACACCTTGTTTAGTTTTCATAAGTTCAACCATTTCTTTAAGTTTGTCTTTATGTAAAGACAAATCGTTTAATGCATAACCAGACCAACAAGCTAAGTGTTTTCTTTGAATTACTTTTGGATTATCTTCAAAGAAAATTTGTAATACATTTTTACCTAAATTCATAGCTGTGTTAGCAATTTTTGTTATCATTGTTGTTTTTCCAACACCAAAAGGTGCTAAGATAACCGCCAATTCACCCTTAGATAAACCACCATCCATAACTTCATCTAAACCTTCAATTCCTGTTGGTATAGGGTTACGGAAATCATCAACTAAAACATTATCAACATTTTCCAAAACATCAACTACATCATCTCTAGAATCACCATGTTCTAAAGCTTTTCTAAGTATTTTTTCACATTCATCATAACTGTCAATATCACCATTTTCAATAATTCTAGAAATTTCACCAACTGATTTTTTTAATTCTTGTTGTTTACAGAATTTCATAGCTGATTCTTGAACATAGATACTATCATTTAAATTAGAGTTTTCTATTTTTCTCAATTCTGAAATCAAAGCTCTTCTGTTTAACTCGTCTGGAATTTTTTCCAATAAACGATATTCTAAACCTTGTTTATCTATAATCGTATCGTCTTGTTCTTTTGCATCAATTATAGTAGAAACTATTAAACTTAAATTTGTATCTTTAAAGTATTTTGGGTCAATAATGTCTATAATTGAATTAGCAAACCTGCGGTCCGTTAGTAATTGTAATATTAATTTGTATTGGTATTCGTTACCTAAATATGAAAAATCTTCTCTTAATTGTTTTGCCATTTATATATAGTTTTTAAAACTGTGTAATTATAAATATGGTAAAGTAGTGTGAATAACTACTTTACCAAAAATTCTTTTTGAGATTTTTTCCAAGGCTTTGTTTTACTGTCAATCGTGTAAGTTTTTTGACTTAAATACGTTCTGATTTCACTCATAATCTCTGGGATTATTTCTCTAACATCGACAGCGTATCTAATTTTAGGTGGAAAATTGTTTCCACTAAATTCAGTTTTAGCAACACACTTATCATCAATTTTAATTTCAAATTGAAAGTTGTCTTTTCTGTCAACAACATTTCTAATGTTGTCTTCGGTTTGTTGCATATATGGGTTGTAATTGTCCCACAAATAAGTTAATGACTTTTTTTGTAAGTAACGCGGTATGATACCTAAAGAACCATGTTGTCCGTTATTCATTCCAGCAATAGATGCCATTAATTCTTTTAATTCCATTGACTCTAATGATTCTTCATTAAAATCAAAAATGTTAAAATATCTTTGACACACAATATGGTCATTGATATATAAAATGAATTGATATCTCAATTCTTCGTTTTTATTATAATCGCTCATTTTTTAAATTGTTTTTGTTTCTCTAGTAATTAATTCTTTAAATGGTATAAGGTAGTTTTCATATCTAGTTTCACCTATCAATTTTCTTAAACCATCTTTTTCCATGTAACTAAGAACATTCTTGATGCTTCGACCATTTGGGTCTAAATCACCTTCAATTAGAAGTTCTAACTCTCTTTCGCTATCTTTTGTCATAAATGGATTTTTTAAATCTACTAATTTATAATTTATTTCATAGATTTTATCACCCAACACACTATCCGTTACTTTGTTGATAATGTTGTCTAATACTGCTAGAGGTTTCTTTTTTTGCTCAGCTCTTTCTTTTTGTATTTCTTTTGCTCTTTCAATTATTTGGGTTAAACTTACTTTTCGTTCTTTTAATTCTGGGAAGTGTTTTACCAACGTATCTTCACCTAAACTCTTAATACCTTTGATTGAATCTGAATTATCTCCAACCATTGATTTTACCAAAGCGGCATTTTCTAAATGATAACAAAAATACGAAGAAAAATTGACATTATCAACATAATTTTTTAAACGTAGGAAATAAATTCTAACATCTTCAGAAATTAATTGCGCCATGTCCGTATCATTGGTACATATTGTTATTTTTTCATTTTGTTTTTTGTTTAAACAATAATAAGCTATGAAGTCATCACTTTCAACGACCTCATGTTTTAATTGTCTAATAAATAATTCTTCTAGATATTGCATCACAACTCTTCTTTCGCGAAGTTCATCTTCGTCTATTGGTTGCGTGCCATTTAAGTAGTCTTTCCCTCTACTGCTCTTGTAGGGGCTATATATTTCATATCTTAATTTACCACTAAAATTACCATCCCAAAAAACATATACTTTATGATACATGTTCTCAGTTAATAATTTTCTTACCATGGTTAGGAATTGGTAAATACCACCAATATGTTCTCCTTTGTAGTTGTACTCACCCTTGGCACCGAAATACCCTGATTTGAACAGGGCATTTCCGTCTACCAATAAAGTGTTTTGTATTTTTTGTCTTATTTCACCATTCTTAGGTGGTCTTTTATTCACGACATTTCTTTTTAAATGTTAATACTATTAAGCTGACATGTCTTTGCCAGTTAACCCAATTTCTTCTTTCTCAATGATAAAATCATCATACTCAGTATTCAAATGAGCTTTGATAAACTCTTTGTGTTGGTCTTTGTAATCATTAATTTTATCTGGGGCCCAATACCCATGTGGTGTAGAAGCAATTTTACCCTTCTGAACAACACCATTTACTTGGTTCTTTTCGCATCTAACGCGAGTCTCAACACCAAATTCATATTCCTCACCACCTAATGTAGCTTTAAGTTTCTCAGTACTATGTGTTAATATACCACCAAAATGAACAATAAGTCTTGGAGAATAGAAGAAAGCTTCACCACCTTTGTGTTTGATAACTTTATTTTCATTATCAAGCCATATTTGTTGTACCACAGCAAATGTAGCGGTATAAGGTGAATCTTCGTTTCTAGACGCTGGGATTCTGTAATTGATAAGAGATTTAAAACAATTCGCCAAAGCACCAGCAGTCCATTGGTTATTTGTTGTTTTTGAAGTAGCTCCTTTGAAACAGTTGATTGAACCTACTGAATCCCAAAAGAATGCTACGTCTCTTGGTAACACACCTTCTTGTTGTTTATCTAAGATATAATGCATGTGTGTTGATATATCTTCAACTACTGGTTCATATCTTAATGGTTTAGTACCCATTTTGCTATGTTGATGGTCATAATTTTGATAACGCTTTAACAAATCTGAGTTTCTCATAAAGATAAAATCACCCTTGTAATTTGTTATTTCACCTGTTTCTTCATCAACAACTTCTTCGTATTTAACTCCGATGTTTCTAGCATGTTCCCAGTTCCAGTTACCTTCTGTTTCGTAGATAATAGGTAGGATACCTAATTTTTGACAACCAGCAACACCTTCATACATTGCAGTTGATTTCCCAGTGTTCGAATAACCTCTAAAACTGGTAAAGAATCCAATTGGAATACCTGGAATCTTTAATGCGTCATGGAATGCTTCTGATAATGGAATCCATGATAATTCTTTGTCTTTGACAACATTGTCTAATCCTTCACTTTCTTTAAAATCATCTAAATTAAATTCTTTTTTTGCAATTGTTGTTTTACTTGTTTTGGTAGGTTTTACCGCCATTTTTAAATATTATTATTCCCTTGTTATTTTAGACCAAAAATGGAGCAATTTCTCACTCCATTTTGGTTAATACACTTTCTTAGATTAGAAAGGTAAATCATCGTCATCTTCTTCAGTAGAAGCTTGTGTTGATGTTTCAGTAGCTACTTGAGCTTGGATGTTAGATTTAACATTTTCAATACCCATAGTCAACTCAGATTCTAATTTGTTTTTAGCTTCACTTTCGTTG